TTATTTTATAGCCCTTATTCTTCCTGCTTTAATGAAATTATCTATAGTTTGATAGATATCTATACATTTTCCCTCTTTCCAAACTTCCATTATTTTATTAACTCCTTCATTTTTTAAGTATCTTGTAAATGCGTCATTAAATACTGTCGTAACAAGTAAATTTTTCCTATGCCTCTCTTCCAATACAACAAACGTTTCAAAATCAATATGCAATGTTAACAACTCCTTTTATATTGCCAATTAATTGGAGCGCCCTCGGCTTGCTCGCTTCTCTCCTTATGTATCCTTTTTGTTCCAAATTGCTTAAATATCCATGAATAGTTGATGTAGATTTTACTTCCATTAAAACAGCCAGTTCTCTTACGGTAGGAGGATATCCATGTTCTTGAAGATATTTATTGATTACCGACAACGCTTCCTTTTCTCTTCTGGTAATTGTATTCATATTCCTTCTTGCCTCCTTATCTAGTTGTATAATTAATTATACAAGAACATATGTTTGTGTTCAATACTTGAATAGAACCTTTACTTTGATATAAAATGTGAACAAACGTTCTGAAGGGGCGATTATATGCCAATCGATCATACTCCTACTGATATTCAATATGTAAAAATGTACTTACTGCTGCCGATGATCTTGAGCGCGTTTGAAAGGGATAAGAAAATAATAGAAAGACACTTGAAAACTCCTGGTCCATATATAAGTTCTATTGACAGTGCAATGGATCGTGTGGCAGTTGATTTAAAAGAGGTTAAACGCAAGTTTAGATCGCTTGGGATTAAAGTATACGAAGAGGCTCGCACGGAGAAGGGAATAGAGGCTAAGTATCTGTGCCGGGGATATCATCATGATTTTGATATGCTGTGGAGCCGAATAGCAGCGGAATGTGGTGTCTTAATGGAAAGTTATTTAGGTTTAGACATAAGTAAATATATCGACCCAGCAGTCCCAGGATCGGATGGCATTTATGGCTTGCCTAATGACATAGAAAGTACCACTTAGGACTATTCCTCGGTGGTCTTTTTATTAAAAATAGTGAATTTAACCTTATGCGGTTGATTAACAACCTTACAAGGTTTATAATAGATGTAAAATATCAGGGGAGGTTGAATAAAGTTGGCTAGAAAGCTAATCGATCTTACAGACGAGCGTTACGGGAGGCTTATTGTTTTAAAAGAGGCTGAGCGCAAAGGTTATACAAGGCGTTGGTTATGTAAATGCGATTGCGGAGAAGAACGGATAATTTCCCAAGCACAGTTACGCTCTGGAAAAACAACATCATGCGGTTGCTACAATAGAGAACGATCTTCTCAGGCCAATATAGTTGATTTGGTTGGGGAACGTTTTGGTAGGCTTGTAGTTTTAGAAGATACGCATGAAAGGTTCCAAAATAAAGTCGTCTGGCTATGCCAGTGCGATTGTGGCAGTGATCCTATAAAGGTACCAAGCACATATCTAACAACTGGCGACACAACATCGTGTGGTTGTTTAAGGAGGGAAAACGGAAGCAAGCTGCAAGATTACAATGAAAAAAATTTGCGCACCGATGGAGTATTTACGCCACTACTTAAAAGCAAATTACGTTCTGACAATTCTACGGGCGTAAAAGGTGTAGCAATCAACAAGAAAAACGGTAAATACAGAGCTTATCTCAGGATCAAAGGCAAGCAGTATTATTTAAAGGAGCATTTCACCCTGGAGCAAGCAGAAGCAGCAAGGAGAGTTGGGGAAGAAAAGCTTCATAGACCCTACTTGGAGGTACCCGATGAAGACAACTAAACCGATCAATAACTATATGACCCCGGCAGAAGCAGCATACCGCTGGGGAAAACCACAAGATACTGTTAAGAGCAGGCTTAAGCCGTCACTGTACGAAAAACAGTTAAAAGAGATGATACAAGCGGGATTGATAAAGTATTTTCAAAACCCAGAAAGACAACGTAGGGAGTGGATTGTGAGCGTGCAGGCTATGGAAAAATGGTTCGGTCCAGAGCCGAAAAAATAAAACAAATTAGTTAACCTTAAAGGGTTGACTGTAAACCTTATATGGTTTATAATAGAATTAACAACAAGGAGATGACGCAAACAAAAACAAGGGAGGAAAAACAGATGAACATCATCCAAATGTACGAAAAGATAAAAGAAATCCACGAAGCAAACGAGGACAAATACTACTACATCGGTCTTCGCTTCGAGGATAAGGACCGCGAGATCGGCGAAGAGTGCGAATGGAGCCGTCACAATCCTGACCGCGAGGACGAACGTGAATTCCCGGAGTACGGTTCGGAAGAGTACGACGAGATGGAAGAGCTTGACGGTACTAGCGCTTGGGACTTAGCAGCAATGACTACCCGTTACTTGCCGGGATTCGGAAGACCCGGTGAAGCCGATCCAAACAAAGACTGCGAACGCTACTTCTTTTCAGATCATTGCTACATCATCGCTAGCAATAACAAAGGGCAGCACGATGACCCGGACGACGGTGAGATATTGATCCAAGATGCTATCGTTATCGCAAAAATATTTTAATACAGGGGCTTCAGCCCCTCTCCAATAAACCGGAGATACCGGGTGAGGACGAAAGGAGATATTAAAATGTATGAAGGATTGTTACGCACAAAACTAGAGGGACAAGCAAACTGGACGTATTTGTATGGGTACGAGCATAAAGGAGGCGGTGAGGTGACAGAACTTGTTCCAAAACATGATCCTGTTTTCGGAACAAGGCATGATGCAGTAATCCATAGAGTTCAAAAGGATTCTTCGGGCATGTGTACATATAGAACAGATGTGGATGGGAATGTCTTGTTCGATGGCGATGTCGTCGATGTTTTGGTAAACGGAAAACACGATACGTATGCTATGATAGCATACAATTACACTCACGAACGATTTGATATCCTCCCCCAGTGGCTAGGAGACCATGTAGACTACGATCGTTGCATGGACGGGTTAGCACAGGACGGAATAGAATTAAAGCTAGTAAGCGATTATTGGAACTGGATGGAGCAAGTGGAGGCAAAAGTCGACACGTGGGTAAGAGAAAAACGAACAAGTGTTGATATAAATCAATAACACAAAACCCCAGAGCAAACGCCCCAGGGTTTTGTACAAATTAAAAGTATGAACCTTTCAATCCACATCCGCACTAAGCGGATGACACACCTAAAATATAACATATACTATAAAACAAGTAAATCCCACCAACCAATTAAGGTCAGTGGGATTTTAAAATGTAGGTAGTGTTTATAATTACAAACTTATTCCTAGAGATGTTGCAAGAGCCGCCCCGGCCGATGTAACTTTTATTGCTTCGGAAAGCAAACCGAAGAATTTCTTCGCTCGGTCAAGTTTATTTTCCTGGACGCATCCTTTAATTGTTGCCAGATCCGATAAATTATCATTCCGCTCTTGGGAATCAGTTAATTTTTCAATTTCAGCCTTTAAATCTAAAAACAGTTGTTCAAACTTACTATCCAGAGGGACTTGATATGTTTGAGTATTGGCATCACCTTGAAAGTTGCTGTTTCCATTGAAAGTCGCTCCATCAAAACTTATATCTTTCATTTTTCTTGAGTAATCATTATTCTGCACATTTATACCTCCGCTAATAATTAGTTCATTAATTGTTATCCCTGCCTTATAAAGATCTGATAAGAGCGTACCTTGTGTATTGCCATTTAAAAGTGGGATACTTGTCTTACTTTCTTTTTTTTTACATAATCTTTGTACTGAGGTAAAAAATCAAAAGAAACCCAAACCCTATCAGGGTCTGGTCTATATTCTATTCCACATACACTGCATCTACGAAGTTCACTTATAATTTCAACCGGTGAATCGACTAAAAAGTCACTATCCCCTTCTGGGCATTCCACCTCATAATAAACCTTAAGTTTTCTATTAACTTGAGACAACAAGTATTGTGTTACAATTTTCAGGTCGGCAATACCACTCAGGGCACATATATAGTGAGGAGAAAAATGCTTTTTATCATTAAAGGCCATTTCTTCTAAAATATCATCAAGTCGAAATTCATATTCTAACATTATCCCTCACCCCCTTGAAGTTATATATTCTCTACAGCCTCGATTAATTCCTTCTCAGTTGCAGACTCTCCAAACTTTATTTTTAATATCACATTAAAAACGAAACTTATAACTTCTTCTCCAACATTAGATCGAAACCACAATCCTTCGTCAGTAATTACATAAGAGATCTCATCCTCAAAACCAAAAGAATATTTATGTTTGAACAATAATGTTTTTTTCTTAACTGGTTGGTTGTTAAATTCCCTCTTATAATCCTCTTCAGATTCAAGGTCTTCTACTTGAGGTTTTGCAGTCACTTCTTTTGTTGAGTACACTCCTTCAGTCATCTTGTGTTTTGCAGATCTCAACTTAGCATTCAATTCTCGCGCCAATTGTTTTGCCTGTTCTTCAGTAAGCTTGGTTAACTTTTCCCAAGTAACCTCTTGATCAATTCCCATAATACTGAGAATAGTCCTTTTGAATGTTTCATTTTGCGACTGGCTAGCTCTGATTTCGACACAGAAAGGTTCGAAGTGAATAACTACATAATCCAATATTTGTTGTCTCCGCACCACAATTTCGAAGTTTTCTAAATAGCGCCTTGAAGAGCCGAGATACGAAAATGCCAGTACTAACCTATTGCCCACTTCGTGGGCCTTTATTATTTTAGGTTCATCGCTTAAAGTCGGTCTAAGGCCTCTACCAAAAATATCATTAGTATATTTTTCAATTAAAAATCCTTTAAAATATTCTTTGTTCCTCCATTCTGGAGATATTTCGGAAGTAACCATATGTATGTTTACAGCTGTTGCCCCAGCATACTGAAATTGATCTGCTATATCTTGTCCAACAGAAGGCTTTTTATCTGCTATTATATTTGCCATGTCTTCTATTACAGATAATTTTGTATCTTTATCAAGTTTTTCATTTTTCACCACTTGTTTTAATACGCCTGAAGGAACCTGCATAGCTAAAATATCTCTTAGTCGCATCCGTCTTCCCCCACTAATATTCCATATTTTATAGTATCATTACATAGAAGTATAGTGGAATTGGAACATTGTGTAAACAACTAATAGTTCGCACGGACTATTATATGAATCATAAAAAAGCCCCACCAACTAGATGCTGGCAGGGCTTTTTCACCGATGCTTTCGGATTTGAATCTAGTATACTAAAATTCCATAATATTACAAGTTATACCCCTGACCGCCGGGCTTGGTTGGATTACTGATAATCCCGAGGGTTGCGAGCAATCCAAGCAGCACATCCGTTACAGCCAAGATATCATTCTTCATTACTTCGGTTAAGTCAAATAATCCTGTCAGGTGTCCAAGAAGCTGTAAAAGCAATAACACCTGAGATACGATACTGACCCACAGTGCATAGTTCCGCCATCTTTTCTTACTCATCATTGTAACTCCCCTCCCTTCTCGATTACTTCAAGTTTCCTTTCCAACTCGCTGATCCTCGCCGTATTGCCGGCGATCAGTTTGAGAAAGTTGGTACGCAGCCGGTTGATAACGATGGCTGTCTGTTCCCTAGTAATCGGTGCTCCTGGTCTTGTCCCATCAAAGTAACCATTCGCCTTGGCCTCCGCCCAATCTTTAGCAGCCCACTCGCTTACCTGGTTTATATCCCGTTCCGTCACCTTAGGTTCCTCCTTCTTAGGTCCGTATTTTCTCATCAGTTCCGCCTTAGAACCATTAAACTCGTTGAGGTCAACATTACCATTAATGCCGTTTACCTTCCTTGTCCCGTTTGCTCTTACGCCACCCTTATCATCTCCGCTATATTGGAAGAATTCCCATTGCTTCCAAGCGACTACATCCCATGGAGCCGATGTAGCGTAACGCGCTACCCATAGTGGATACTTACCTAGATCTTTTTCAAACTTTTCAGCAAAGGAGTTTCCAGTATAAATTCCCGGAGTCACGTTCAGTCTTGCCTCTACCCGATTTAAGAACGCTCGTGCAACTACGTTAATTTGAGCTGCTGTAATGCCCTTAAACTCTTCGTAATCTAGCATTGGTGGTAGATCAAATACTTTAGTACCGCCTGCTTCTTCAATTGCATCGCAAAACAGATCTGCAGCAGCAACAGCTAGTGCAGCAGTAGTTACTTTGGCGTCAAGGTAATGATATGCGCCAATCAATAGCCCGACAGACTTTGCTCCTTTTACTTGCTCTAAAAACATCGGAGCAATAGAATTTTGTGTAGCTTTGATAAAAACAAAATCAATCCTGTCTTTCGCAACTTTCGCCCAATTAATGTTTCCGTTATGATGGGACACATCAATTCCTTGTGCGTTACTTGATTTACGTTGTTGCATTTCTTACCCTCTCCCTTCTATATTCTCTAATCGATCCAAACGCTTGTGAGCTTGTTTGGATGACTCTTCAACCCTAGTAACACGTTCAGATACCGTTTCTAAACGTTGCCCTTGCATTCGAACATCAACTCTAATATCATCAACGCCACGTTTGATATACTCCACATCAGCACGCTGGACAGCTTCAGCTGTGACCTCTGAAGCAATGTCTTTTTTCACTGTTCGCGCCTTCCCTGTCCACCCAAGAATGAAGGTGCTGACTCCGGTAATGACAGCAATTACTAATCCCCAATCCATACACTCACCTCCAGTACAAATAGCCCTTGGATTAATTCAAGGGCAGGAAAGCTAACCATACCTATTCTCCTTTTTCTGGAGAAGAAATTAACTTATCATCTTCCAGTTGCAACCTCGATAAAGCATCACCAATCTCTAAATCTAAACCTTCGAGTATTTGCTTCTGTTTTTCAACCGGAGAATACATAAGCACGAAATTGATTACTTGAATAATTTCTTCTACTGGCCTTGTTGGGTCAAGTTTAATATCCAATAAAGATGTTATTTGAGCCAATTCATTCGCCTCCATTCTTTTGAACACAAAAAAGAGAACACTCCCAAAAGAGAATGTTCTCTAGTTATATTGTAGATTGTTTATAATGCTGAGTTACTACAGATTATCAGTCTTTAACTCCCAGTGTCTTTTCGTGAGGTTTTGTATTAATAGCCCGCTTCTGGCTTGACTCTTCTTGCTCTCCGGTTAGATGGACTTGAATCTTGTGTACAGATTCAATCAATGAGCCAAATCCTATGAAGAAAAGGCCTCCAGACAAAGCGGAAACAACTACAATTATTACCGTTTCTATTGGTTGGCCAGATACCAATATAAATATTCCAAAAAGAATTCCAAGAACAACCATGACCGAACCGAAGCGCTTCAATATATTGTATATCATGATTTATTCCTCTAACTTAGAAAGAGCTTCTTCTACCAACTTCAAATCTTGTTGGCATTTTTCTAACTCAGGATCGAATAGTGTTTTAATTTCGTTATTTATCTTCTCTATTTTTTCTGTCCCTGATTTTATTAGGTTGATATCAGTTGTTGAAGAATTGGTTTCCTGAGTTTTTTCGATCAAGTCTAACAATTCCTGTTTACCTGAGTTCAAAATCTTAATCTGGTTTTCGAGATCTTTCTTTTTCTCATCTAGCCTTTCCTTAGACATATCTAAATATTTGTTGGAAGATTCCGTTTTTGACTGATCGGCATTCCCTGAATCGGTTGTAATATAAATTGTGTCACCATTCAAGGTTAATACACCTCCTATTGCATCTGAAATTGCACGAACAGGGGCATTTGTTCTACCTCCAATAACAGCTCCTTTATCTTGCAGTTTCTGTCCATTTATTACAACGTTTAATTCTCCAGATACTTTTTGCCCGACAAGACTCTTAATCTGTGCAGCAGCCGCACTTCCAGACGTTGCTATAATCGCCCCAATTAAGATGCCGACCAGTAAGTAAGACCATTTTTTCACAGAACTCGCCCTCCATTGGTAGTATTATCCTACCATTATACTATCATGATGGACGATTAGTTGTGAAGTAAAGACCACTAGGAGGCCAGTTTTGATTTTCTGTCCTTCCGTGATTGTGTGTAGGCAAAGCGAAATTGTGTCCATGACTTTCGTAGTCATTTCTCAAAGAATTAATTTGTGATTGTAGATAATTTAATTGTGATGATAAACCAGATATATTTGAAATAGACAAATCAAGCCCACTTACCGAATACCTAAAATTAACATTCCCTTGAAATGTTGTTTCACCTTGTACATATATCGGATTACTTGTGCTGTTTGAACCCAAAAACAGATTGTTTGAGAATAGAGTTAGCCCACTACTTCGATAGGCATTTATTTCACCTGCATATCCTCCATTAGAACCCCAAAAGGATATAGAAGCAACATCATCATTTGAACTAGTAGTTATAGCAATTCGGTTATTTCCGTTACTATCGAAAGTCCCAAGTCCGGTTGAATTGATCTGAATCATCCGTCCAGAAGCTGCTGTTCTCAGAGTAGAACCTGTTATTAAAGAAGCTGATATATTGCCTCTGAAATCTCCGCTTTGCGCTACCATGTGTCCTGATGGATCTACCGTAAACGTTCCTCCACCAACATTAATTGAGGAGCCTATAATAGCCCCTCCTTGAAAGTTAGAGCTATTAATCTGAGCTGAATTAGCTGTAAGCTTATTAGCTACTAAGTTACCTTTCATATCAACTCTAAATGGTGCGCTGTTGAAATTAGCATGACCAGCAGCAATGCCGTTTGTATTGATTTGGGTAACGTCGTTTCCGCTGCCTATCAACATAGAAACGAAATCACCAAACTGGCCTGTTACCGTTTCGGCTAATACGCCTTTAGCAGTGATTGCAGCCCTAACCGTTTTCCATCCATCAGTTGAAATCCCAATTCCTTTGGATGTAAGCCGAACCTGTTCTAATGGATTTGTTTTCTCTTGGGCTAAAATACCGCCCTCTGGAGGATATATAAGTTCCGTTTTACTATTGTTAATATCAGCTATGACTTGTTTTGCGGCAGCTTCGAAAACCTCTGTTCTTATCTTGCCGTTAGAGAACATATTATCGACCAGGTCTTTACTCTTTTGGAGATCCGCTATGATATCCTCGTAATCATGTGGCCTGACGTTTGAAATGGTTGGTTGGCTATGTTTGTCTTTACTATAAGGATATTCAATCAATTCAGTTATTCGAGCCTTAAGCTTGTTCATATCCATTTTAGGATCGATACAGGTTACTACATCGCCTAGATTCGGCTTAGGCTCTGTTTTATCGATCTTAAAAAGGTCTGCTGAAGATATAGTTGCTTCAAGCTCTGGCTGCTCTTGCTCACGTAACTTATTGCGCATGGCTTCCAGCAGGTCTTCTGGATCTTCGATATCCTGATTGATAAGTTCTCCATCATAAAAAGGAACGCTATCACTCGCCCAATATGAAGCGTAAGGAGAGATCAGATAGTTAACCTCCAGCTTACCATTCACTATGGCTCCTGGGACTTGTGAGAGCAGCGTACGTTCTTCTTGGGTCAATTTAGATGCGTCCATTCCTATGAATGTACGACCATCCTTCATCTGCCCGAATAAGCGAGTAACAAGCTTTTCACCAATATCCTTGAACGAGCTACTAACGATGTTTTTCTTGAGCCGGTACTGTAATCCGCTGTCGGTTCCGATCTTCTTCTTGAGGTGGATAACGAAATTATCCGGTTCCACTTCACATTCATACATCTTGATTACATCGTTAAGAGCCTGTAGGCAGTCTCCGCGCCCCCAATCCTTAACGTCATGCAAGGCGAATGTATCATGAATCTGAAACTTGAAACGCCCACCTGTAGCCGCTGTAATAGAGTCTGTAAGCGTTGTAATATGAACACCATACGCCTCATCGATATAACTGGAATAAGGGAATTTAAAGTCATTAAGTTTGAACATAACATGATTGCAATAGATGTTCGCTGTAAGTTTTCTTCCTTCCCGTGATCTACTTCGGGACTGAATGACATAAAACTGGCCACGCTCATCTCGAACGTGGCCTTTGATTTTAATCTTCTCCTGATAATCTTCGCTTGTCATCGGGACCATGAATGTTAATTCATAGTCGCTGTTAATACGTCTTCGGCGTTCTATATCATATGCATCTATTAATGTGCCAGTGCGCCTCATGTTTTTATCAAATACTTGCATAGTTTTATTAGGCAAAGTATCACCCCTTTTTAGTACAAGAACTTATCTCGATGGGTTATTCTGAATAAGATCGTTCTTCCGGTTGCTGGGTCTGTCCAGGTAAGATTGTTAGTCCCTAGATTAAGATCAAAGAAATCACCTTCATACAAATGTGACGCATTAACTCCGTTCTGTGTGATTTTAAACTTTTCAGAATCGATCACGATCTTATCTCCAGGAGAAAACGGGCCAGTAAATTCAATCTCATCGACATGATATCTACTAGCCTTTCCCTGCAAGGAAGAAATACCATGCATAATAGCTGATGCCATTCGTTCTAAGTTGCAGGAAGCTGACACGCCACTTTCAGCGTCCATTCTGGCTACAAAGAAAACTTCACGAGTAAAGTCAGATTGCATCCCGCTATACCCGCCTAATACGGCTCTACCACCTACCTCTACCGTTGATTTTGATATCATACCAGCGCATCCGTTAAGCACTGCTCGACCAAAAACAAATGTTGTTAGTGGACGATTATAAGGCGTTCTGTTGAATGGTCCTCCAAACATATTCCCACTTCCTTTAGGTCAGGAAAATTTTCCTTGGCTATTCAAAATCAATTCCGGTGATCTCCTTGTACTGCTCCGCCGTGATCTCTCCAAACGGATTGGACTCAGTGATCACCGCACCCTTCAGGGCATCCGCTGTTACCCATTTCATCGTAAATGCTAATGTCCAAAACTTCATGCCTGATCCGCTCCTTTTAATTTAATGACTTCAAGCTTGGTTGCCGCCAGCTCCGCACCTAAAGCACCGATAGTCTGTTGCTGCTGTATACCCTCTAGCTTGGACTGTACAAGCTGTTCTCCCATACTACCGACTAACGCCTGCTGCTGAATGTTTTGTAGCTTCATGGCCGTCAGTTCTTCGCCTAGCAGATCGGTCGCCGTTGGCTCCTGCGGCTGCGGCTTAGTCAGCTCCTCTATTTCCTCCGCGCTCAATCCTTCCGACCAATACCCCGATGGATCGGTCTGCTCGCCCTCTTCCCTCGCTTCCCACGCCGCCAAATCAAACTGCGGCAGATAAAGCCCCTGCGGTACCGGCACACCAACGATGTACCCCGCAATCTCTGGTTCGGTCTCTTCCTCTTCTTCGTCAACTGCCGCCTCGATATCGGTTTCCGTCTCTGGCGGATCGGCATAAAAAGGGACGACACCGGAAAAGGCATCGTCCACTAGCGTATCCTCTATATAGAGGCCGTCTGTATTTACTTTAGGTACTGCTTTCAAGTTGATCACTCCTTATTGTTCGGCTTCGAATACAATCCCATCTAGTGACGTCCACTCATTGGCAGTTCCCTGCACAATAATCTCTCCTGTTGGGTTAACACTACAATGCATAGGAACTTTTGTTCCAATATTTGACCCAACTATGCCGAAATTATACTGTAACTTAGGGCGGTAACCAACAGGAAGCTGAAAAACAACTGTACCAAGTACCCCATTTGAAATAAGTCCTACTATATGAACTAAGCCAAATTGATCCTTATAGTATTTAGCAATAGTGCCTTTTGCACCATATCTTATCCATCCATTTAGTAATGTCGGCGTAATCCACCCCGGCGCATCCTTCTCCGCTTTCTCCATCGCCAGCACCGATACACCGTGTAACGCTTCGGCTACGCCTGCGGTCAAGTCAACAAGCTGCGCCTTTTCGTTAGCGGCTATCTCGCCAGTGATCGGGACAACTGGCGATTTGTCGAGCTTGAGGTAAGTGACGCTGTAGGCTGCGGATGGGTCGTAGCTTGATAGACTTATATCAGCGTACTCGTTCCCACCGCCATAATTTGCTTTTTGAACATTCCATCCCTTATCAACAGCACTGTTTTTAAAGATTTCCAAGAATCTGTCTAACTTATTTTTAAGACCTGAACCGGGATAGTTAGGAGAACTTGGAGCATTGATTCCGACGTATCCAAGTCCAGTGTTTATATACGGATTCGTCCGTTCCCGCAACACAATCCCCGTACCTACTTCTATCGCGTTATCTCCCTCAGAAAGAGTCAGGCAGCCTTCATGCGCGACAGGTTCGACTACATCGGTGCCTAGGCGGTATAGGAGATTATATGGATGGTATTCATATCCGCCTGTAACCGGAGCTATACATGTCGGAACGTCATGAAGGACATAACCAAACCAACCATTAGAACCTATGACGTTTGATGGATGGGCGATGGCTCCCCAACATTTAACCTCTCCAACAGCTCCTGTATATAGTTGCGATGTATTACCATCACACATCCTCCACCCGTTAAAATACGCCTTAATCTCGTCTGCTGTCGGTGTGTAGGCGTCTCCCCATCCGCTGTCCGCGTTAGAGATTGATAGTAAAAGAGAATTTATATCTAAATATATCTGACCTGCTGGAAGATTTGCAGAACTACCAAATTTCATTTGAGTTCCATCATATTTAATAGCAAACGCAGCATTGCCCTGGTTAGCCCACCTCAAAGAATCGTCTATCCAAACTTCTTTAAGTCCAGGTCTGCTTTGACGAAATGTAAATGGTTGTGTTCCATCCAGTACAACCTTCCGCCATTTCGCCCGTCTAAAATACTGACCGTTCTTTTCATACAGTTCATCGGCATCCGCGCCAGTATCCGGGTTAGCGTGTAACTCCGTCTGAAACGCCAGCATAGACAATATCTCGGCATCCGCGCTCTTACTCGCCCGGCGGAAGATATACGGATTCTCGACCCCAATAATACCCCTTCGCCCTTGCCCGTTGATCTCTGATTTACCTTTAATTGACCCGATGTTAAACCGTGCGTCACGGGCTGCCTTGATCGTCTGTAATCCTGGTTGGAGCGTGAGTTTAGATGTACTGGCGGCATTAAGTCGATCTGATAGAGCATCGATATCCTTCCGGTTATTCTCAACATTGGCCTGGATATAGGTATCCGCAAAGTCCTGCCGATCATTCTGCGTTTTAAGCTCCGAAATATTGCCAACTGCGTCAGATAATGTAGCACTAATCCCCGCTTTGTAGCTTACGTCTAGCTGCGTTACGTTGGCGGTGTAGTCGTATTTGTCTAGGGTTGTATATGTCACGTAGTAATCGGCGTTAGGGTCAACGTCTTTTTCCGCCGCTTCGGCGTAAGCCATGCCGTTGTTACTCGCGACATATATCCACCAAACCGGATCAGGATCGGCCTCTTTATAGACTTGTAGAATTCGGTTTGTTCTCTTGCTCGTACTAGTAACACCAGAAATAAAATACACACCGTTAGCGTTCTTTTGCAGCTTTACTTTCTCCCGCTGAATAATCCCTGTCGCTACCGTCAACTGATTACCGCCAGGATGCAGCGATATAGCGCCCTCAGTCTTAATAGGCTTGATCTCCGGTTTGTCTAGCGCATAGTCTAGTGTGGCGTAGCAATCCCAGTTAGGTGCTTTGTTAGTGGATACGTAAGCTTCCGTGTTGGTTGCTGGTGCTTTTCCATCTAGAAGTGATATCCATGACGTATATTTGCTACCGTCGTTGGCTGCAGCCTTCCAGCCATTCATCAAGGCTTTGATGGCGTTGGGATTTGGATTTATACTATCAACCCAGCCACTTTCGCTATTGGCAATTGTCAAAGCACAGCCGCCACTATCAGCACCCATGTCCCAAACTAGCACCTGATCAGATTCTGTCCAGGTTCCTGTGCCGCTTGCGGGAGCTGAGTTCAATGCTTTTCCCGTGTATTTTATTGCTCTCTGAATGTTACGGATAAAATTATTACTACCTAATAAATAGCGAACTTCTTTAAATCCAATATAATCTCTATAGCCCATCTTCCAAGGAAAATCACCCGTTAACTTAATACCTCTCTCAACACGCCTAATCAACTCAGCTTTATCTAACCTGACCCTTACCTCGTCACGATAACCTGCTACCTCTGCAAGCGTCTCAGGGATTATAAGCTGCTGCGGCTTAGCAGGTTCAAACGGCGTGGCTTTGTCTCCTATTTCCAATTGCCAGCTATTAAAGGTGTATGTGCCAGCCGGGAGTGAGCCAGAAGGAGCGTAGTTGGTAAAAGCTATCGTAACGGCTCTGTTTGACCCTGTATTAAATTTAACCTCTTGGTTCGATGTATGCGCCACTATGTTAGACGATCTATCTTCTGTAGCTACTGCTACTTTGCCGTTATGCTCCACCTTGAGAACCATCGTGGTGTTAGGCATAACAGGTACAGTGATATACGAGGCGTCATTAGACCCTTTTGCATTCAGCATCAACTCGTAAGGTGCTGTCATCTTTGCGTTAGCATGTAGGGTATCCGGCAGGCTAGGCAATAAGTTTTTACTAGGGTGATAGACAGACGCTCCCTGTACATGCTGCACACCGTCCACATGCGGCAGATAGTCCCGTATGTTAGTCTCATTGATATCTACACCTATACGGTTATAGAGTTCGTCCGAAACCTCGTACAGGCCTGCGCCGTCCCACTGTGTCCAAGTATCTGCGGGCACAGGAGAGTTGTTATAAAGGAGGAGCATAAGGTCACCGCGATCTTCGGTCGGAGCGATCTTTACAAAGTGTGTTTTATTGGCAGAAGATGGGTCTGTACCACCAAGTTTGTTGCCTCCTTGTGTGTTTGTTTTAAACACAGCCATAAATGCCAGTCCCGCCCCGTCAGTGACCGCATCGGCTATAAGCACATACTTCTTCCCGGCGGATATAGGGATGCTTTGACGATAAATGTACCGATAAGAAGTAGTGTTACTAGCTTTAGACAATAACCTTTGAGCCTTGATACCATAGGCTACTTTTTCGGAAGATAATAGTTGGCTTGCCCCTCCACTAGAGATCCATCCATCCGCCAGCCCGTCATTATTACTATCAACCTCAAAATTACCGTAACTCCCGAGCAAATTGACCCTAGTCTGGCCATACACCGTCATATCTACCGCACTAGCCTGATCCGTATTGATTACGGATGTACCGGGGCCTAGTGTGGTGGTTAAGTCTGTAGCATCTATTTGTTTATATAAGTCTTCTATATTTTCTTTAAATGTATCATGGTCGTAAGCTGTTACATATCTAGCTACTTTAATACCAGTTCCCCAACTCTGAGCTTTGCCCTGATACCCTCTTGTTACTCCCGTAAGTACAGTACCGTTCTTTTTCGTATAAAGTATTGTTTCAGAGGATTCATCTGTTCCTATTGTTAAAAGGTTTGGGCCGTCAAGTACAGCAGATGGATCTACAACTTTTATTGTTGTTTGCTGAGCAGTGATTGCTTCAGCAAGCTCAGTACCCGGGCTATTGGCTTGAGCGGAATACATAGTTTTCATCAAAAATCCTCCTTATTCCAGCGTTAAAACGATTTGTCCCGTAAGCATTTTAAAAATGTCATTAGTCAGTATTGAGCGCGGGGTATCTAGCGCACCGAAATAGAGCAAATTTCCGCCAGTTGCTGCATCTCTAATGCCAATGTGGGTTATTTGTCCCCAATTAGCTGATGCTGTAGGCATAACAACATCAATGTTGTTCTTGATTGTCCTTTTTGATATTGAGACTTGCTGGCCTGTTGTTGGATGGAAGATTGTATAGTTCTCAGATGTAGGCGCTCCAAACGTAACCTCCTTGCGTACATAACCACCTCCAGACACCTCTTGTCCTGTATCAGCAGCTGTTGGATTACTTGTATAAAGGGCAAGATAAACTTTACTAGGCCTTGTATAGGCGGAATTTCTAAACACCTGATTTAGCAATGCGGTCGATAAGTAATTAGACATGTTCATAATAAGATCACCCTTCCATTAGGTATTCGTTCTTTATTTTGAAGCTCTGTAATGTTGTTGTTCCTATGTTGGTTAGTACAATCACCGGGCTGGCTCGTTCATCGCCGATAGACTGCACTGAAATAACTTGTGGTGAACTAGTAATTGTCACCTCAGTGATTCTCTCATCGCTCACAGGGAACGGGTTCTCACCCATTTTGATAGGGATCGTAATATTTCCATCAAAGATCAACTTTTCAATGGCTATTGTTCCAGCATATCTTCCGATATATCGCTTTCCCGGACGATCCGAAAAGGTGAACACGATATCCCCTTTTTTTGCATTAAAAAGAGCCGCCACTTGGGCGACTCTGTTCTGGTAATCAATTGTCGTATCGTTTGCCATGATTACACAATCAAGGTCAAATGTTCTCGGGCCGTATGCGCTGCCAAAATCTATTTCTCCATCTCGTTCAGCAAGTTCAATGCTGTTGTCCCTAGTAGGTGGCAAGGGAGGAATATTGTGCTTCTTCACACCTAAGCCGATCGATTTTAGATCAACACCGTCGGCAGTAACTGTAATCATCCTTTACCTCCTCCCCTGGCTTGCATGCGTCTAACAAAGGAATCTCGTTCTGACCAATACGCCCTTGCCGTAGACTCATCTTCAATATAAGTATCGCCTGAATTTACTGTGAAGTAATTATGGTTTATCTGCGGATTTGAGCCTCCAGAAACAGCTGGTAGTGTAAAACTTGGCATAGTGAAGTTAAGTGACGGCATCTTGAAGTTTAAGAGCTTGAACAAGTTACTCTGTTGTTTTTCATTAAGAAATGCCTCGCCAGCATGAGCAATTACAGGGACTTCTTGCCCCCTAACTCCTTGTACCACTCCACCTGTACTGAAATGCTGAAGCTTCTTACCGGGATCTTTTTCTAATCCGTATTTCTTTCTTAATGATTCGTTTTCAGCATGAGCAGCCATTTTCTCTTCTTTCGATGCTTTCTCATTATGCCACTTATCTATGTTGTTGTTATAACGGATCAAGTCCTGTTCTTCTTCGGATAATCCGCTTTCTAAACTTCCTGATGGAGAAGGGGCAGAAAGTGAATTGATCCTGTTCATTTTAGCTTGATAGTCAGCGATAAATTGGTCGAGCTGCGCTAGGATTTCGGCATTCTTCTCGCTCTCTTTCATAATCTGTATTTGCTTAAGGTCTTCTGCCTTAAATTCGATTTCGGAAGAGAATGTATCGAAGGCACTGGATAATTCGCGATAATGATCATTAGCGGCCTGGATTTGATCGTTATAATCCTTTTCCTTCTGCTTTTTCTCGTCTTGTAGCGCCTGCTTTTGGTCTTCAAGAGACTGCTTTGCAAGATAACGTTCATGCTCCCGCTGCATTTCCTCTATTTCCTTCTGAATCTCTTCTCTCTCTTTAATGCCATCGGGACCAACTGCTGACTGTAATTTCTCCAATCTTGCTTTCTTCTCAGCTAACTTTCGTTCATAGTCTTCTTCTACATATATTCGACCCATAGCCTCTATCTGAGCATCGATAGCTTCGATCTTAGCATCTTGCGCAGCCAGAAACGCATCTCGTTCAGCTTCGATTGCCTTTACCGCTTCATTTCGTACGGATTCGATTTTAGTCGTAATTGTCTTTGCGGTGACAGTGACTGATTGTTGTTCGTCCTGAAGCAGCTTCTTTCTTAGGGCATAGATCTGTTCATCTGCTTGCATTCGCTGATCGGTGCCTTCGCGATACATCTCCTGAATCTTTTCCCAAGCCTTAATCTCATCCTCTGTTGAGATTTGCTCCATCGCTTTTTGATGATTAAGGCGCTTTGTAAATTCCGAGAAGTATTCTTGCTCTACCGCCTTCTTCGCTGCGTATACTTGCTCGTCAAGCTTCATCCGCTCCTCTGTTCCCTCTTTATAACGGGCTTGAACACGCAAGAGCATCTTAAGTTCTTCTTCTGCTGATACTTCCCTTATCCCCTTCTGGTGGGAAATCCACTTCATCGAAGCATCATAGGCTTCTTTTTCTTTCTTGGCTATTTCCTCTGCAAGTTGCTTCCTCAAGGCGTATACTTTCTCATCCGCCTTAAGCCTTTGCTCAGAACCAGCCTTATACCTAGCCTGGACACGTTCCCAAGCTAGAAGTTCCTGTTGGGTATTCATGCGTCCAATAGCTTTCTGATGCTCGATATATTTTTGTGAAGCATCAAACTGTTTTTGAAGTGGATCGTCCTTCTTACTCTTGCTCTTTGACTTATCTTTTGAACCGCCTGATTTCGAGGAGCTTACACCAAAGTTTTTATCTTCATACATGCCTGATAGTGCCTTAATCTTCTCATCATACATATTCATTTCTTTTTCAAAGTCGTTGTAAATAGCATCGAAATCATTTGCCATGGTCTGTTTAATGAGTTGAGAAGAATAACCTGGTACAAACATTGACATTAAATCATTGCCTGCTCCTACTGCCGCCTTGACCCCGTATAGATTTGACTTTAAGTCAGCCAGGCTTTTAATTGCCTTAGCTTCTATTCCATAAGCCTTAAGTCGTTCATCTGTGGCAGCCTTGACGTTAAATGCTGAATTCTTCTCCGCTTCAAGTTCATCAATTGCTTTCTGTATTTTTGCTTTGCGAAGAGCATCAACAGCCCCTTCTTCAAACTTCCAACCATCAGCAGTTTTATAGATGGCATCTGCAAGTTGAGGGTACTTGTTAATCAAATCAGCGGCATTGGCGGCATTGAGGGACTGTCCTTCAGCAAGATCTTTTGAGACAGAATTAAGCTCGCTGATCGCCTTGCTGTTCCCCTGAATCTGAGATTCAAGGTTTTCATGAGCTTTAATCAAATCGTCAGTAGATTGATATTGTTCATCCTGCGCGTCTGTAGCATCGTCTAAGCTGTCTTCGTAATCATCCATGCTGCCAGCAAGATTATCAGTGCTATCAGCAGCCGAAGCAGTCTTACCGTTAAGCATATCGAGACTGTCTTGACTGCTTTGAATTTGACTGTCTAATTGCTGCAATTTCTCACTGACATCAACTAGCTTTCGTGAGAATTCTTCGGTATTGTTGTTAGGATCGAAGTCTACATATAAATCATTTTTGAAAATACCTTCGATACCTTTTAAGAGTCCGTGAAAATCAAAAAGACCGATTGTTCCATCGATCTTTCCTTTTAGATAATCAAGCTCTTTTTGAAGTTTTTCACGGTCAACAACCAAATCACTAAGCCGTTTTTCTTCTATTACCTTTAATGCGTTCTTATATTCCTCAGAAAATGAAGACATCTTCTCGGCGTTAATTTCCATCGCCTTTCCATCTTCATCCCATTGAGTTACCATTTCAGGCATGATCTTGCTTAGTTTTTCTATCACAGCAGTCAGTTCTTCTTTTGCCTTTTTGACCTCATTACTGGATTTTGTATTGTCATCAACGATGCTCTTTAACTCTTTGTATTTCTCCGTGAGTGCATATGCATCACGTTCGTTTTGCTTAGTGGTATCAATTGCTTGATTCTGAGTCCCGTTGTAATAGGACCAAGCGAGAGTAACGCCGCCAATAATCGTAGCCAGTGCGGTTAGGGTCGCTCCTATTGGAGTAGCTACGAATGCTTTTTGAGATAAATTGGCCGCATCAGTAGCCGTCTTCATCCCTAACATAGCCTTAGCTGCATTGGCAAGTCCTGTTACTAATGAAACAAGGCTATACCCTGTAAATAGTTTTGTTCCTGTGTTAAGCGCTGTTATTGCTGCACCCAGCAAAAGAGCGCTAGTCATGGTGTTACGAATAGGATCTGGAAGGGAATTGAATCCATCTACTAGAGTTGTTGCTGTTTGTGTTAGTGCCTTTAGGATATTTAATAATCCACTATCACCCATTGTCACAATCAATTCATCCCATGCAGCCTTGAGTTGTAACGATTGCTTTTCAAGAGTCGTCATAGCAAGGGCGTTTTCTCGTTGTGCTGATCCGAATGAGTTTTCTGATGTGACTGCTACATCCAAAGCCTTTGAGTAGTTATTCATTAGCGCGATAAATCGCGAAGCTTGGTCTCCACGAGCGACAGCTTGTGTAATTTCTGCACGCTCAACGTCAGTTAGTACGCTCCACTTCTCTGCAATCTTGCCAAGAAGCTCAGGGAACTTCATCATTTCACCGTTAGCATGCTTCATTACGCCCACATATTTCTCAAGTTTATCAACTGCGATATCCCGGCTAGAGAAAGAAATGAACGATTTAATAGCATTGCCCGCAACTGATCCCGTGAATCCTGACTGGTTAAGGACTGTCAAGTAACCTATCAGAGTGTCAATATCTACCCCGGCATTTTTAGCAGCTGCGCCGACACGGTTAATCCCTTCAAGCAGCTTTTTAGATGTTGTCGGATAGTTATTAGATACCTCATTAAGCCTGTCCAGTAATCGTTCTGATTCCTCGGCTGCCATACCATAGTTAAGGACGGCTCCAGTCATCATTTCCTGCGCTTGTGCCGCGCTCTGGAATGATTGCTCTACGTTAGCTGCCATTAACGCCGTTTGGGCTAGAGATTCCGTCTGACGTTCGTCAAAACCCTGCTGAGCGATAAGAGTATATACTTCTGCTACCTCGGTTAAGGCGTAACCATACTCTTTAGCGTTAGAAATCATTGATTCTTTGACAAACTCAACGTCTGCCAAATCGCCCATGATCCGCTTGATATTTACCAGTTCGTACTCAAAATCTTTAAGTACAGAAATAGCTTCTGTTGCCCCTCGCATGACAGCATAGTACATAGTACCGGAGAGCATGTATTGAGATGACTTTTCCAGTACACTGGTCGGACTGAGCATTTTATTCATGCGCGCAGCGTGCCGCTCTTCTTCCATTTCAAGCTTACGGTTTCCATTGCTAATGAGTTGGAATTCTCGATCAATCCGCGCCTGAATCAGATTCTCTTGTGCGCCAGCTCCCATTGTCTTTTGTTGCAATAGAGCCATCTTTTGTTGGTGTTGCTGCTCCTGCCGCTCGATCTTTGCTTGACCTGATTTTAATGCCTGTTGCTCTTTTGTAAGCTTTGATTCGATAACTCGAACTGCTGCATCATTCTTGGTTTGTAGATTAAGCATGCGTTGCTGATGTTCGCGTTCTTGCTGTTCTATGCCTGCTTGCCTCTTTGCTACCAGAGCCTGTTGCGCCTGAAGCTTCGACTCAACAAGATTGTTCGTCTGGTCAAGCTGCTGCTTCTTGGCATTTAATAACTCAGCTTGAGCGGTTCTTTGTTTTACCAGAGCTTCTGATTCGGCAAGAATCTTTCTACGCCGTTCTTCAGAAGACAAGGCTATCTTATCCGCTGCACTCGCTAAAGCGGTGTAGTTCTTTTGAGTAATCGCAAGTTCTGAATTAAGAACCTTGAACGACTCTGCATTACCGCGCGCGCCCTCATCGATCGTCTTAAAAGATTGCAACATTTTAGATGTATCAAGGTTAATCCTGGCCCCGACAACATCTTTATTTAATTCATCCGCCACATGGTCACCTTCTTGCTAAGGAAAATTTTCCTGACCTGAAAACATAAAAAAAGCCCACTCCGAGGAATGGGCTATCTGAAGATTCCCAAATCCGAGAGGAACTTGGCTTTCTTCGGTTTCTTATTTATTTCTCCGCCATGCAAAATAACTTCAAGTTCATTCTGCTGCTTCTTGATCTTGGACAAGGCTCTGATCTTAGGTATTGTCATGTTCTCCCATTGGTCATCGGGAACACCCATGCTTATGCATAAAGCCCATAACTCCATCCAATCGGTTGAGTTTCCCTTATCCTGATCATCATCGTCTTCGTCCTCCTCATCATCCGAAGGAGGGAACGACTCATTATAGAAATCGGGTCAGTAGTTCATCCAATTCTTTCAAGCCGTTTTCATCGACATTCTCATACTCTTCTTCTGTCAGGCCTTCAACTAACACGAGATTAAATGCTTCTTTGTATGCGGCTTCGACCGCCGGAAAATCAATCTCTGGTCGTGTGTCAGTAGCTGGCATTTTGTCACGACCAATTGAAAAGGAGAATTTGTATTCCTTCCCTTTCATGATCTGCCTAACTTTACGAATCATTCCAATGGTTCCGATCCTCACATGCTTAACAATGCCTTCTCCTAGAGTAATTTCAGATCCTATATTCAACGTTTGATCCAAAGATTGTTCGTCTTTAACTTCGCTCATCGTGATTCCTCCTTAAAGTGAGAAAGCCCCTTGTCCAAAGACAAGAGGCCTTATATTTGTTACATAGAGAAAATGATTTCTGCTGCGTATCCGTTTGGGTTATCTGGAGTAACATCTGGTTCCAACACTTCCAACGCCAGTGTGCTTGTAGAAGGTGTTTTTCTTGTAGCTCCGACATTGAGAGTTCCGCCGCCGATAGCCTTGTAAACAGTCAACTGCACCTGGACAGGCTCACCAGTTCTATCATTGGTCAACTCAAAACGGTGGATGAACTTGAACGGCTTAGGCTTACGAGTGCCCTTGAATCCGTTTCTCGTACCTTTATCCTTTTTCCATTTATAAACTACGATGATATTGCTATCATCATTAGCAGTATCGGAAGTAATCTTTCCGTCTGCTGTAATGGTGTATTGATCCTTTGTCGGTGTCACCGCAGCTCTCTCCAGTTTCGTCAATTTCCCTTCTGGAGATTTCATGTAAACTTCCTCGCTACCATCCACGAACGTCCCATTAAACTTTTCTGGAGCTTTAATCTGGTATCCAGAGGAAGTTAGGATTCCTTCCTCATTCTCATCAAATGTGACTTCTCCTTCTTCTGTTGCCGCGCCTTGGGACAATTCCGCAAGTAATGGGGAATAACGCGGAACCTCGATACTTAGCGTGTCAGCCAAGTCTTGGGCCGTCAGGTGAAACGCATATCCAGACTCGCCGCCGAATACCTTTTCCCATGCAAATTGTGGCGCAAACATAACGCTGTTAATCTTCTCGTCAATATACTTCAACGTTCCGTCGAGTTCTCTCGTCCAGATCTTCCCGACTCCATCAAATACCAATGGTTCTGACATAATAATTTATCCCTCCTTAGGTAATAAAAAAGAACCTGTGAATATCACTTCACAAGCTCCCATAATTGCTTATCGATTACCTGAATACGTTTGTATTCCTCGGTTTCTTTGTAGCCTTTAATCGGCTCCAAATCGCCCATAATGCCAAGCTTTTTAGATAAGGTGATCTTCTCGTTAATTAATCTTTCAAGTTCAGTAGGCTCCTTCTTATCCCGGACTTGCTTAGCTTCACCCACCATATTCACCTACTTTCAATTTATTCTGTGGTAATTTACATCAAAGATGCTTTCATACCCCTTTACGCCAGAGATTCCAGTTGCAAAATAATCAGCATAAGCCAAAAAGCAACGAGACGACATGAAGTTCTTGTCCCGGATATGCTTATCATGGAACAATTCGAATACTCTATCTGCAATCTGTTTAGCCTGATTACTGTTTTTACCGTAGATGTCGAGAATGAATTTACCTTCATAAACAAGATAGTTACGACTAAAACGACCCGGCTTAAGGTATATCAGCATCATAGGTACATCCTGACTTGTTATGGCCTTGTCCGGTTCTATGCCTTTAACCATCCGTCTCACAATACTTTCCGAAGGCGAAGATGGAGTCAGCCCAAAGAACGCCATGAATTGCTCATCGCGCTTTAATGTATTGTATATAGCATCAATAAGCTTGTCTCCCATCAGATCACCTCTGAATAAAGTATTTGTGATACGGAAAATTAGTTATGACTTGGCTGATCCCCTCAAGGATTCTGTTCCTGTTCGATTGCAAGGCAATTCTTAGAAAGAATGTAGGTGGAGTTGGTCCATAGCTCGGATCAATATCCCCACGTGCTGCCAGTTCTTCCAAGTCTACTCCGATATAGGAACCACCTGAGCGGCGAACCTCTCCGTCAATGCCTTTGTATGTTCCTTGCGGACGACCGACAACCACCCTCGATCCTTTTGACCGGACACGGTTCCAATACTCACTATTCATGTAAGTAATCAATCCAGGGTTCTCACTCGGACCTGCCATCAATGACCCTTTACCAAACTGTTCTAACCATGCTTGCCAGTAATCCGCTGTTATTTCTCCTTCGATCATTCGATTCGCAAGGTTGGTCAGTTCCATCTTCAAGTGATTCCTGACCTCTGGATAATAGCGTATATTGCTTTTAGCTGTAAGCATGACCAATTTGGTAAGTCCTGCAACCTCTACCGTTAAACTCCTTTGCAAATCATAGGCTGCCCTCTCTGCATCGTATCCGGCAATCATCGCATATCATCCGATAGTTGGACATGCAACAGATTTGGATACTTCAGATCGTCAACATCATCAACCTGATATGGGCGGCCATTCAGAAATACGCGATCTGGAGATTGTAACTCTTGATCTTGTGGCCGCTTTACATCAACAGATGTTTGCAAGATAAGAATGTGAGTTGTAGTTGATAGAAGCCCAGGATCTTCAAGTCGAAGCTTTGCCGTCACGAATTGAGCAAACCCGTTCACCGTTTGAACAGTGATAAAGTCAGGATCTCCCTTCGGGTTGTCGTTATCGTCATACTCTTGTTTGTAGCGTTGTATTTCGGCCGTGACGTTCGTTTTGAGTAAGGAGCAATACTTATCCTTCTCCGTAGTCAAACGCATCGTCTGAACCAAATAGAGGCCGTCTGCTTCAATGTATGAGCCAGCAGTAACATCCGAAGTTGGAGCAAACAGGCCGTTGTATAGATATTCCTTGCCTATAATCGTTGTTGCTTTAGTTTCCCTCGACAAGATAACGACATCTTGATTCCCATCCACTGTACACGGCGTATGACGATGCGAGAAATCATAAAACATCTGATCACCTACCTAAATGACCGTATCTTATATTCTGATAACAGATCGGCAATTTCGGGATTGACCATTCCACTACCGAAGTATTCAATGCTAAAATCAAAGTCCTTCTTCGCTTTAACATTACAGTTTGGATTTGAAGCAACTTGACCAACAAGCAACCCACAAGCTACCTTTACCTTTTCAGGTATCGGGTCCCAGCCACTTGAATAGGTAACCTCCAACTCTGTATACGGTGAGCCGAATAGATTGCCTCCGCACATGACTGTTCCAATTCGCCTGTCAATATCAACATAATTAGGATCAACAGTTTCGAATTCTGAAACGCCAAAGAAGTTATCTCCTGTCCATCCGTATGCCGCTCTCCCCTTGACTTCTTCGACATTCATCACAGGATAATAGGATAGATGACCCCTGCCGTTTGTTAACGGAATGCGTTCGGTATATGTTGACAATGAGATTGATCGTTTACAGTATCCATCTATAATGGCGGATGCCCGAAGTATTAAGCTTTCTGTCGGAACTGTGCCGGTAGGAAAATAGTCGGTATCATCAACCGTTAGATACTTGCTCATTCAATGTATCCAGCTTTCTGCAAATCTTCGGCCAACTCAGGAGTAACGTCAGATCTTCCATCGACAAAGCTCACGATTCTATTTTTCAAGTGAATCGAATGAGTCCCTTTTCGTCCTTCATGCCAGCCTTTCAGGATAACGCCTTTTAATTCAAGATTTTGATTATCAGCAACCACTTTATTCTGTCGTTGTTCTCGTTCTTTCGAGTCTTGTATTGCCGAATCTTTGAACGCCTTTACAGACGATACCAAACTGGCAAGCGCTTCTTCGTAAACCGACGGTTCACTATCCTTCACTTTCGAAACTGTGTCAGCTGCCCCAATTGCAGAAGTGAATTCATCGAATGACTCTTTGGTAAATTGACCAATCTCTTCACCAATCGCCGATTCGCTTTTGATCTTGTTAGCGGCTTCTATGGCTTCTAGCAGCTTATCAAACTTTGACTTAGCCATTGATACTCCCTCCCTCACAAAATAGAATAGGCGACCGCGTAGGCCGCCATTTAATCGATTATTAGCCAATTTTAGCTATAGTAGGACGAATAATCTTGCCGTATGCATGAGCATATGAGGCTCCTTTAGCAACCGGAGCGCCGTATTTGATACCAATGTATTTCATTTGAAGGTCTGATACCGTTCCAAGTTCAAACAGGAAAGCATCTTTACGACCAACGTAGTGATACTCAATCATCGGCTCTGTTACAATTGCAATACCATAGTCTGTCATTGTATTGTCTGTAGAGTTTGCCTCAGATAAAATGAACGGTTCTGGAATAATAGGTAGAATGCCAGCAGAAGTCATTACAGCTCTTACTTCCAAACCAGCAACCGTAGTTTTTGTAAGTCCAGCAATTTGAGTGTTATTGTTTGCCGCCTCGCGCTCTTCCTCTTCGAGGTAGTAGTGACCGATTGGGTCGATGTAAATAGCTGTAGGTCGAAGTTCGAATTTCTCTGAAGCAACCATCGCGGCAACTTTTGCGCGTATACCTGCAACAATAGAACCATCTGGAGCGATTTCAAATGTGTTCGTGATCTGTTTTGCGATTCCCACATATTGAAGAGTAGTCGGAGCTGCCAGACTCGTGTCAGTCCCCCTCCAAAGCGCCTTGCCGTGCGTCAGCGTAATAGCGTTGATCATATCGTTCAGATCCTTCGCCTTTAACTCGGGGAAGTTGTTTTGCTGCCTAGCTAACTCCAAATCATAGTGACCAAAATTTACTTGGTTAGTCAAAGCCTTTACTTTCAGAGACTTTGGAGAACGGTTATTACTTACTGCTGTAGCCGAAGGATTGCGAGGATCAACGAACTCGCCGCCATTAATTTCTGTTTGTTCGTAGTAAGTTGAGAAGTCGCCTGTAGCTGGAACATAGTTCAAGCGTCCATCCAAGATGGAATTACGGCGCAAAGCGTCAGTGATTTCCTTTTGATAATCGTCAGTGATCAATGCACCAGGGGCTACGATCTGAGCCGCTGCCGCGATATCTACCCAAGTTGTTGAAGATACTCTACTCATGCGTTTACACGCTCCTTATTAATTTTTGGCAATAAAAAAGCAGCAATCCGAATGGATTACTGCTGTTGTTGAGTCAACTCTTTATGTTTGATTTTTAGTGTCATGGACTGCACAGAATCAAGTCCCATCTTATCGACTGCCGCACAGAACGAAGCGTGATCATTACCTTCACCATCATCCAGCTCCTTGCCATACTTCGCAAGAAGTTGAGCTGCCGTAGCAGTCTTTCGTTCCGGCTCAGCTGGTGGCGTTCCTTTAGCTTTCAAATCAGCAATCTCTTTCTTAAGCCTTTCAGCTTCATCTTTAGCAGCTTGAAGTTCAGCGGCAGCCTGTTCCTCTTCCGTTTTCTTGTCTTCGGCTTCCTTAGCTGCCTTCACACTTTCAAGATCGGTTTTGATTTCCCCGACTTCAGTCTTTACCTCACCGATTGCTTTATCAAAGCTTGCCGAAATATCGGACTTAAATCCTTCAAGAATTTCTTTCAGTTCTTTTGGGTCCAAATCGGACACCTCCCCATTTGTTTTATGATTCTTTGCAGCAAATGTCGTTGATTTGAATGCAGCTGAATCAGCGAATAATATTGCTGCTCCAGTTCCACAGAATTCAATAACATCCAGAACATTATCATCATCTTCCGCATTTTTAACGGATGCTGTCATTTCAAGCGAAGCACCAAACTGATATTCAGTCCATCCGTACTCTTCCACTAATCCGTTATAGTAGCGAATCGTCGCGATTACGTCCGGGAAGTCCTTTCCATAGACATAACCATCTACCCATGCATAACCATCAATTGAGCGGTATGCCTTCTCGATCACGGCCACTTTAAACCGTGGATCGTGGTCTGTCATACCATTAACGTAGTCGATATTAAATGCCATCCCAACGAATGTTTGAAGGTATTGATCGCATACGCTTGAACTGATGCGGATCTTCTTACCATTCGCTCCCATTGGTGAGCCATCGCTTGGCTGATCAACGGCGAATAGAGCGCACTTGAAAGGAACCTTATTGGGATGTTCGCTAGCATCCGCTAACTGAAAGCTTTTTACCTTAAGCTTCTCTGTACTCATTTTCAGCGTCTTAAGCAATTTGTCTCACCTCCTTTCAAGGCAAAATAAAAACACCGTTATTCATCGGTGTTAGGTTCGTCAATATTCGGTTCAACAGGATCGTCTGGCGGCTTTCCCTCTGCTGGTTCATTAATGTTAATGACTGCTGTTTTACCAGGCATCAGCAGGACTTCACCATGTTTATTAGGAAGCTCTTTCATTGCCTTGCCGTCTCTTACCTCATCAGGAGTGACAACACGTCTATCAAGGTAAATGGCATCAATATCAGCCTTAAGCTTCTGATGTTTAAGAGATGTCTCGTAATGAAATTTAAATTCCACGGCTCCGCCTAGATGAAATATTCCATCTATGATGTGGTTATTAATATGTTCAACGATGTTTTCAGCGATGGATTGGATTGTGTCGTCGGTATCGTCATCCTCACTGTCTGCTGTACTACGGTTAACATCTTTGGTCTGACCCAGTTTCTTCGGCGAGATATCAAACGCTATAGCTACAATCTCGATTAAGAATCTCTGCCATTCTATGAATAACGCCTTGTCGTCGGTTGCTCCCAAGTCAAGAACAGAAGTTCCTTCGAAACCGCCTATAACAGGCATTTTACCTTGTCCCATTACTTCAGAAGTCCAGTATGAAATGAATGCTTTTACAGCTTCTTTATCTGCGCCTTTTCCGAGATTAATTAACTTCTTGAGAAACGTATTCTTTGCCTGTTTACCTGCCGCACGGTGAGATTCAATGAAGTTATTTACCGATTCCCAAACCGTTTCTAGCGGCGCAAGTCCAAAAGGTGTGTTTGTTCTCGGATTCATTCGGATATACATCATTTCAGAAGCTTTTAATGAGACATGTTTGCCATTAACGCGCTGTGCATAACGGTATGAATCTGGTTTCCCATCCCAATCTGGGTACAAATCAATTGAGAAGCTATCTGTCGGATACATCCTGAATGGTCTCTGCGGATCTCCAGCCTTAAGGATCTCTGACGACCCAGCGCTGCAAACAAGCATATCTTCAACAATTTGTTCAAGCCACGTGCGAAATGAATCAGCTGGGTTAGGCTTAAGGAGTGACCTTTCAATAATCTTACATACTTCTTTGTATTTATCAGAGTCATTCTCATCAATTGCAGCTACTGACCAGTTAAGCTTTGTTATCCCGTTCTTAATGACGTTGATCGCGCGACGAGGAATAGGTGATTCTGATAATAATCTAAGGTTAGCCGCAGTCCTCTTCGGTACAGGCTGATTATTGCCCTTGCTCATCATAATTCCGAAAGGAAAAGGAAAACTCTCTGTCTGCCGATCCGGTTCATTCTTAGTGCGTCCAGCTTCCAACCAATCTATTACCCATTGTCTTAAACCCAACTCATCCCCTCCTTCCCAGAAACATAAAAAAGAGGCTCAGGAAAATTCCTGACCTCAATTAGTCATTCTTATCTGTATAAAATATATCATTTGATTATTGCTAGATTACTACGGATTTTATTGATTCAGTTTCTTCTTAACATAAATAGCCCCAGCAGCTTGCTTCATTTCAGTCCATGACTTGAATTTTGTGTATTCAAGCACGTATTCATCTAGTTTTGACTCATCGATGCTTTCAAAATCTTCTTGAGTTTTGATTTGGAAAGGACTGTTATCAAAAAATTCCGTTATGTTGCTGAAACTTGTATTAGCAGACATGAAATCAGCGTTGAATAATTCTTCAAACTTAACTTCACCATCAACTTGCTTTTTGATATTTTCTGTTATTCTTTTTAGTTGCTTCTCTAGATCGTTCAAACCAGTAATTTTCATGTGTATCACCTCCTGCTACTATGTTCGACATATGTTAACAAAAACCTTTAGGATGTTATCGAACCAAAAGCGAATCCAGTATCAGTTTTACGATCATTATAAATAGCGTATCGCTTTGAGTCTTGTGTATGATTATTCTTGTCTTCTGGAGTTTCAGAGTGCTGCCCATCTCTATTTTCTTTCCATTTATAGTTTTCAGTTTCTTTGATCTCATTTTTACATTCGCGATTAACGTACAAATTTGGTCTGCCGGTTCCTGATTTTACCTTATACAGACTTGCAACTTCCTTGATACCGGGGCCTATAGCATTATCCGCTTCCTTAACTGGTAAATCATACTTTCTATACGTACTAATGTATTCCGGTTCTGAAGGATCGGCCCATATTTCATCAAAATGATATTTGGAATCAAACTCCTTGTAACGCTTAACCAAACAATCTTCTAGTTTTCCGTTATCATCTACAACCAGGACATTTATATGCTGGACATATGATTCTTCTACAATGTAATAATCTTCATCAGTACAGCCTATAACAAGCAACACGGCAGGATCGTTCCATCCATGGTCCATCCCTCCGATAAATCTATTGAATATAATGTCCTTCTGTTCTCCGTTAGCATAGGTTACTTCATACAAGTTCATTCCGGCATCAATGCATTTCATAGATACTAAATGGACATCACGCCTAAATTCATCATAAACTTGACCATGAAACACGTTAAACTTCGCGTATATTTCGCGCTGAACATACCTATCTGGATAGGTTTCAATCATTCGTTGAATGTTTCTTTGTAACTCTGGGATCGGGTTATCAATAGAGGTCCAGTAGAAGTTTCGCCACTCTGGATCATTTTGATATTGTTCATCTTCTAATCCAGCATCGATCCATTGCCCCTTAAGAACGATTTCTTCTGCGAACCAGTTAATACCCTCCGGAGTAGTAGTCCATACGCTCCAACCGCCTTTATCTGCCAATGCATAGGCTAAATAACCAGACCAAGTTTCTGCTTTCATCTTGGACGCTTCATCCAACCAAACGCCATCTAACCCCTTACCTACGAGCGATTTTGGTTTATCTGCTGATTTAAATTGAATAAGGACCCATCCTTTTAACCATACACGGTTTTTGGACAGGTCCCATGATTCAATCATTTCTTCGGGTAATACATCTGATAATTCTTCTTGTTGGATTTCTGACATAGCATATGTTGGAGAAATACACCAATATTCAAGTCGAGGTTTAGGCTTCTTCATCTTCTTCAGGTTTTTAGGTGGTCGATAGGGAAGTCCTTTTCCGTGTTCAATATCATCAAGAATATTATCGAAGAACTTGCGCGCCCCAACATTCGTTTTTCCTCCGCGTCGCCCACAATTCAGAACGTTATTACGCGCTCTGCTTTCCATAACCTCAATTTGCTTGTCGTGAGGTTTCCAATCGGCAAAGGGATCAACTTCAACAAGCGTCATTTAGACCACCTTCTTACAACAACCTCTGTAGGTTTATCTTCTTCATCCTCTAATTTGGAACGCTCCAATTCAAATTTTTGTTGATCTTTCTCATCAAGAATTCGAAGCGTCTGGCGTTGAGCCTTCTGAATTTTTTCGAATGAATTCACAACATTGACCAACTTAGCATCATTCAAAGCATCTACGGTTTCCACGATGATCTTTTCATCAAATTCACCCGGACCGTATCCGGTACGTAATTTTTCAACTACCTTATAAAATTCGCGGTCGTCGTTGATTGCATCCTCAACGATTTTGAGAAGCTTGTCAGAGATGCGTAAATGTCGTGCTGTTGCTCGCGCAATGTCGTTACTCAATAGATGTGTTGTAATTTCAGCACTTTTTTCCTTCACACCCTCTGTATGCTTTCTTCGCTTCTCCACCCAATTATGTTCTGCTGAATATTTCATTATAGAACTAGAACTGATTCCGTATTTTTTTGCAAGCTGCTCCAATGTCCAACCTTTTTTTCTGATATCAGTGACATAATCATTTTCAATTTCCGCCCAAGATATTCCTTCTAGCTCCGTTCCGTTTGATTCGGAACGTTCCGTATTTATTGGAGCGTTCTTTTCTTCAGATTGGAACGTTCCGTTCCGTTGGTCATCCCATTTATCTTTAGCCTTCCATCCTCTAATCGTTCCATCTGCAACGCCTAGCTGTGTGGCGATGTCAATTAGACTGATTTCGCCATTAGAGGATAAGTATATTTCTTTTGCTTTATCTCTATTAGGATCTCTTTGACGGCCCATATCTTATTGATCACCACCTTGTTATTATTCGGCCCCCGCTGCGCTAAGCTGATTCGGTCGATTCGGGGGCCTTCGGCCAATTACATCAGTTTTACGATGGTAAGGTAAATTTTCCTGAGCAAAGAAAAAGCCGCCTATTGGCGACTGAACCACTTCAACTTCTCTTCTTCATTCAATTCCTCTTCGATCTCTTTTTCGTACTCTTCCAAGTCTTTGATGGCTTCCTGATGCACCCTGTATGCCTCATCGCTATTAAAGCTATTCTTAGCAAACCACATTAAACGTTCTTTCATGAATGCATTGAGTCGTTTTAACTTCTCTTTTTTCTTTATCCACTATATCACCTCAAGTGTATTTTAAATTATGTACGCCGACACTTATTTACGCGGTCGGCAGCGCCCAGGATCTCACTCTTTAACCGTTCTGGTCACGGCCTGTTAAGGGAGGAGTGGATAACAAGAGTGGAGTAACGAATATGTTAAGGTTAGAATTACCTGTGTTGAATGTGATCTAATGAGTATTGTTTGGTGCAATTAAAAAATCTTACTTTCACGACTTTTATGCCGTCCATCGTTTTCCGATTCACACTGATAATCTCGCCGTATTCATGTGTAATCTTGTTACCCTTCTGGAATCCGAACTGTCGTTTATCTCCAACTTTCATTCGATCACCTCACGGGTATAATTAAGCGGTAATTATACGGATACCGCCAATCCGTCCGGTTCAGGCTTTTTGTGGAGGGAAAACAGCACCAGCCAACGCGAAACCCTCACAGTAATAAGATGTGGGCAAGGATTTGCACCTTGCACGATGCTCTACCTTATCCGAGTGATCAAACCGCTATGTCGCGACCATAACGGTTGGAGCATCCACTCGCCAGCGTCTACCTATTCCGCCACCACATCATTCAATATTCTTATTTCATGTTTTATTATAAATCCTATTCAATACGTTATCGCTACGGATTATCAGGTCGTTAGCTCGCTCCGGGCAATCGTAATCCTATTTCTCCTTCTTCGCTGCGCCCATTTCCATAGGTGATTATCACACAATCCAAAGTGCGATTGATCTTAAGGCTGTTTGCTAAGTTAGAAATAGCTTTGCGGCGCTTGTCTGCGAATGTTGTCGCGGAGATAGGATAGATATCTTTCCTGTACCCTTTGCTCAAGTATTCCTGAGCTTTGAGATACTTCATGCCATCCAGAAATAGAAGCTTTGCAATCAATCCTTCATGCGGATCTCTCAGGTTATTGATTGCGAATTTAATATTATTTGAAATGAAGAGATAGTATTTATAATTGGTATGCCGCTTGTCTTTGAGTACCACGGAATTTGCCGTTACGTCAGCGGTCAGTTCTTGGCCTGTTTCCCTTTTTCCGGCTGTCCCCTCAGCCGTGAGTAGCTGGTATGCATCCAAGCCGTTCTCGATCTGGCTCAAAGCGAATTCATAGTTCTTGATGATGTCGATCATGTCAGTGTACTTGCCTAAGAGCCATTTAGTTTTACGAACATCATCGGCATTTATATCATCGAAGAATGTTATTTGAATGATTTTATCTGTATCTAATACATCATCGTTAATTTCACTTGATTGCACTTCTTGATGACTGTTCATGTCTACTCCTCCCCTGTAAACCAATCAAATCCTTCTGTCGGATCAGGGAGATTTAACTCTGCATAGTGTGTAACGTTATTGATTAAAGTAATGCTGTCCTTTTGCTCCCAATATAATTGTGCGTGTTTAACATCAAATAAAAGTATGGCACTAAATACGCTACCATCTATACGATGTACTAAAAATGCTTTGCCTACTTCTGGCGGATTGTTTTGATTATATATTTTCCAATTAATCATTCCTCTTCCTCCCCTAATACAGCTAATAGAGCAGCTTTACAACGTTCTTGTATCTCTTCATGTGTCATGCTTCTACCTCCTCAACTGGTTCGTCATAAAACCAACCTCCACAACCGTTAATACACTCATAATCCGCAAACTCACTTTCCGACATTTCTTTTCCGCATCCTGGACAAATTGGATTGCTCACTTTGTTTCTCCCTCCTTATCTAAGGGATACAGGGATGATAATAAATCCATTGCCCTGTTCTCACCGTCTGGAATCATCAATAAACCATCATCGATAAGGCTTTCTATTGCTTCACGTAGTTTCTTTTCCCGAATCTGCAAATTTAGTATTTCGCGCTGTTTCTGCTGATTCACTTCGCATAATTTTTTTGTTTCTTGTAGCCAGTATTCTAATGCATATTCAATTGGTTCAGACGGTGCGAACTGACCATGAAACATTGGTTGAATCCCGTTAACAAGCGTTTGAGCAAATTTAAAGTTTTCAACTATCTTCATATCCTTTTCCCAGTCTCTATCCATGGGATATTACCTCCACATCATTCGCAGGAACAACTTGCATATGTCCATGCGGATTGCACTTTGTACATGGCACAAGAATATTAGTACCTTCAATGCGCAAATATTGCTTATCGTCACATTTTTCGCATTTGTCAGTCATGGGATACCTCCAAATCACTTAGATATACCTCGTACTCATCTTTGTCCTTTAATGCAGTAACCATCGGTTCACTCATGATTCTTACCCGACCTAAATCGGAATGAATTGCCTTATCTCCCGGCTTTATGGTTGGTAAGGTGATAGGATCAACATCGAACTTACCTGACTCAATTTGCCTAATAATGTCTGTCAATACTGTTTCACGCCCCAAGTAAAAACGAGTATTCTTTTCGTTAAACTTCTCCTTGATGCAAAACTCTGCTTCCTTTTTTAAGCATTCCAGTAGCCAATCTGCATCTATTAGTCTTAGTTGTTTATACATTACTCTCTAACCTCCCCTAAAACTTGATTCATATAGTGATCCCTGCAAATCTAGTCTGCGTAGATCCTGTAAAAAGTCCTCAATGGCATGTTTGTGGACGGCGTGGTTTTCTTGCTCCAGTTCATACGCCCCCTTTAGATCGGGATCGGTCGTTGCGTGCTTTAGGCGCCTAGCTTCTTCGTACTTTTCCATGTGTAATCTCAAAAGTTCAGTATATTTTTCGATTAACTTCTGCTTAGTCACGCTTTGTATCCCTCCTGGTATGGATAGGAGAGGCGTTTATACCTCTTCCTAAGACTTTTTCAATAGGTTGCTTGCTGATTGTTTTACCACTTCGATTTTTTCTCTGCCTGAAAGATCCGAAAACGCCTCACATACTTCATCTGGTACGCTATCATAATACCCTTCCAGTTCAACGAGATCAGATAAAAAGTCATATCCAGTATTAGATAGCCAATCTACTACAACCCTTTGATTTTTTGTCATATGACTCCTTCCTTTCTAATGCTCCTTTGTAATAGGACAGAGGCTTGGTTATGCCTCTATCCCGACAATAAAATCTTTATACGGCCCCCGCTTCGCTAGGATTATTCGGTCGCTGTCGATGGCCTTCGGCCGTTTTAAGCGTGTGTAAAATCTCTAGCATCAATCCAGCAATCCTCTGAACCATCGTCCCAAACTACAAGAATTTCATGTTCCATTAGTCCATCTGGCATTTCATTAGACTTGATATCAATTACAAATCCCGTATCTTCTGAATAATGTCCGCTGTCCTCATAACTGCTTGAAGTCAGCTCAACGCGGTCATTGATTCCAAACGGCGGTTCTTGAAGATGCTTGATAGCCTGATTTAAATCACATCTATAGTGTCTGATCGCTTGTTTAATGATGTCTGGAGTATCTGGATTTTCTGTATCCCACGTATTCAGATCAGAAAGTGTTTTTTTCATTCCGATAATCATGTGATTCATATCTATCAATCTCCCTTTGGTTTATTTGATGGCCTTCGGCCTAGTGCATCATCGCTTACTCTTCTATAGCCGATCGACAAAACCTTACAAAACTAACCTCTATCATTCTGCCGCTGGCCATATTAAAATTGATGCGAGGTGATATAAATGAATAACAATATCAAATTCTTGCATGAATTATCTTTATTGGGCGACTCAGGAGTCGACCCATACGAAGAATTCAAACAATCTCTTCTAGCTCAAGGCGTCAATGAACTTGATGCCACACACGAAACCGCATTATTCATGAATATGGTCTGCGATATGATGGATTAATGGGCAATCTGCCCATTCCATCTTCGCTATCCTAGGGCTACTTGCTTACCCTGAATAATCGTTTATGACAACCTGCACAGTATGCGTATTTACCGCCCCTATAGGTCAAGCCTTCATACATTTCTCCATTCTCTGCTTCTGTGCCATCGAAATTGGAATACGCTCTAGAAGGCCCGCTGACTTGATACTTTTGATAATAAGAACCGCCTCCACAATGTGGACACTCTTTCATTTGTTTTACATCCTCTATACTCATTCCTTATCAGCCTTTCTCAGTACTCTGTACGCAATGCCTAAAGCGTCACCCATCGCATAGCATTCCGGTATTTTTCGGGCATATTTGTCATATAAATCTCTATCTGCAAAGTACAAAGAGTGCCAAATATCACTTCTACCTGAAAGATGTTTTCCAAATAAGTTCTTGCTATAATCCATCTGAAATTCCCTATAGTCTGGGTTTCTGAACATTGCCCAAATCTTCCCGATATGTCTCCTGTGATGCCACGCAGCATATGTCTTAATCAGAAGCATTGCTAACGCCTTGTTATCCTCGCATCTTTCCAACAACTCACTTTTAAATTCGATCCTTGATTGTTTGTATCTTCGCTTTAGGATTTTACTCATTCCTTATCACCTTCCCCTAACGTAGCGTCAATTTCCTTGATAGCATCCTCACCTGTATTAATTACTAAATATGGACTTTCTGCATAGAGCCCTATTCTTTGGATGTTGCGCTTTGCTTCTTCTAGTGCTTTACGTAGGCCAGAGCATTCCTCAATCATTTTGCTCAGACGTTCATCACGCCTATCAATCATTCGTCTTAACTCCGCTGCTTCTTTCTCTTTCTTTAGGTACTGCCGATCTGCATTATCAAATGCTTTTTCCCACTTTTTAGATTGTTCTTCCAACCGTTCTATGGTTGCGTCCTTCTCGGTAAGCTGCCGCTGAGACTTTTCTGCAATTTCGATCAGCATGATTACATCCTTTGGTTCAAGGCTTAAAACTTCACCAGTGCTTAATAATGCCCTAAAATCGCTAGTAGCCTGATTCAACGCATTTTTGACTACTTCCCATTCCATTCCTTTCACCTCTCCCCTCTATGGGTTTATAGTGTTCAGTCAATGTAATTTCCGTTTTCATCAAGTTGCATCACGATGTTTTCTTTTCCATCAATCACGACTTCCGCTGTGCCAAGTTCTCTCAAATCTTCGCTTTCATAGCTGTACAATTTCCCACGGAGGGTAGTTTGTAATGATTGAGGCTCGAATATCATTTTAGTGCAGATCACAAATTGATAGCAGCTATCTACTTGATATAAAAATGGTACTGGCAACTTTACATAACCGTTCATGTGTTTATTCATCCTTTCAGGTGGGATAAAGCCTGTGTCCGGTCTATATTGTTACTCATGGGTATTAGCCTCCTTGTAGATAATGAGGGCCGAACCCCAAAATCGCTGACCAACCAAAGTTGACGCATACTTTATATCAATGATTTCAAATTCGTTCATTTGATTTACGGCACGATTCACAGCTTCATCAACTCGACTATATTGATTTTCATATACGGCAATTGTCTTGATTTCGCTCGCTTTACCTAACATGTGGATTCCTCCTTGTATTTTCATCTGAAAACTAAGATTTAGAAGTTGACTATTCCGCAATCCTACCAAATCGGGTTAATTATTTTGTGAATAAATATTCCCAATCAGCTTGGAATCAGCTATCCAGTCATAAGCACCGTCGCTTTCAACTAATTCTGACATCCATACATATCCATCTTCGAAAGAGTCTGAGACAAGCACAAAGCCACATATACTGTACTCGATCTTACAAGTGATTAATTCATCTTCATATTTAAGTTCAATAATGTCTCCAGACCAAAGTTTGCTATATCCGTTGTCTGTTTCATGGCCATCTTCACATCCGGTAAACATTCCTGCTGTCTCTTTCTTTATCTCTTGCATCTTAATATGACCGCCGTCATCAAGATAAGATATTGCTAGAGATCCGCTTTTACTGACTTTTACTAATGAACCAAATATAAATTCATTAGTATCTTTAGGTATCCCTCGAAATTTAGTAGGAATCAACCCAATCCCTCCCAATTCCATAGTCCTTGTTGCCCTTTAGCCGGAATAGGCTCAGTTATCAGTCGTACCGTGCGCAGTTCCCAAGCGTAGCGCCCTTCCTCATACCAGCCAAAGGCGAATTCGTCTCCCTCAACGTGCATTGCTATTTCGCCATTCTGATTTACTGAGCCAGCAAAACTGTCTCTGGCAACTGTTATCTGATGCACTTCTTCCAAATTGCACACGGTCACTATTGCGCCAGTAGGAAGGTTATCCGCAGTGTATCCCTGCCGTTCCAGCGCTCTGCTGATCTCCGGCTGCATGCAAGCTTCCTTATCGATCTTCTTACCAGCGTGTATTGCAATCAGCCCTCTATATTTCGTAGGCCAACTCCGTGTCTCAAATCGTTTTTCCCCGAGCGCGATCAACGTTGCCCACGGTTGAATAATAGTAATAGCTTTCATAGTTTATCCTCCTAACTAAGCCCTGCGAGGGCATATACAAGATTTACTTGCTGCCAACCAACAAGCTCTTTCAACTCTTCTTCTGTCTTCTTGTTAGCCAACTCTTTGACCTTGGCCATGAATTCATCTTTATTAACATCAAGTCTATAGAACAAAGCTTTCAAGGATATCTCACACATTTCCTTATCCTTGATATATTTTCTGCAATATTCATCAAACATTACTTCATCGATCATTTGCTCAATATCTTTTGAAGAAAATCCATACATTTTAGCAGTAAAATAAACCATCGGATACTTGTTATGAAACTCCATATCAGTTCCGTGCATAAGATCACTCCTTAATCTTCGAATCTCTCTCCATATGCATAAGATGGTTTTATAGAATGAGTTGCTACCAAGTCAGAAATCATTGAAGCAAATACGGCCATTTCCTTATCATCAAAACCTTCAAGAAGACGCAATTCTTTGGCCTTTAGAGATCGACCAGCAGCTGTGGAAATCAATTCTGCTACCGGCTTGATTTGATTCATCCGCTCTCTCTTCTCTTCTTCAGCGGCCTTGATAGCTTCCTGCTTGCGGTTGTACTCTTCCCAATCTTGTTCATCAAACCAGAAATACTCACCATACTTGTCGCGGTAGACCGAAATCCAATGCGGCATAACATGATGTGTTGTTGTTGCTTCAGCAGCCTTACAATGCTGGCATACTCCGCTTGATTCAGTTATCAGTTCCGTGATAACTTCCTTTGGAAACTCACCGCGCTCCCTTGTGCTTGGTCTTGATGTGTGGTGAGAGAGAATGTCCTTCTTCCATTCTGGAACATCCCTCTTGGCTTTTGGTTTTCGTTGCTGAAGACTGTTATATACCTTCTTCTCTTTCGCCTGTTTCTCAGGCTTCCAAAATGTCTGATGCATTCTCACTCACCACCCTTCACGTTTACTTTGTTTATACTTATATTTTGAGCCTATTCCACTACGCGCCCACTACGGATTTTAGCTTTATGCCCCTAAACTTTCGATATAACCAGCTTGTTCCAATACTTTGTAATGATGCTCCCTTTCTGCCGCTGAGAAGCTTAATGGAAGAACGGTATGAGCCGCGTAAAAAGCGATTGCTTCTCGAAGCTCTTTTGGTTGATCATCAAGCTCTAGTAGATTGATAGACTTAGTAGACATTTGTTCCCCCTCCGATCAGTAATGTGATCTTTCATACGCCTGTTTTGCTTCTTCGATCGTTTTGAAATCGAACTCTCGATATACAGAATGAACAATGCTTGCTATCTGTTTGTCTGTGTAACTAATATTTTTTGCTCCAAGAATGACATATCCTAGACAAGCATTGTTACTCCATTCCACGCTAGAAAAAAGCTGAGCATCCTTATATCCGGCCTGATAAGCCTTGTTGAACTTTTGTTCAACTCTATCGAGGATCTTTATCTGCTCCGTATTCATCCCATCAGGGAATAATTCATCTTCCAATTCCATCCTTAATACCACTGCTAAGTTATAATCTTGCATACAGTTTCTCCCTTCACGTCAGGAAAACTTTCCTGACCTTGTTTTTGGATCGGATATCCGCGACCATCGCGCCGAAAGGCGCTAGGTTTCGGCTGGTATCCCTCCAGCCATCATCAGGCGGTTTATTTACGTCTAATCGTCCGGATCAGCACGACAATCGATAAGACCAATGCTGCAAAGGCGATAATAGTCGTTACTGTTTCCACGTTTATACCTCCTCTTATTTAATGAACCAGCATCCTAAAACCTCTACTACTTCGGTATATTCCCTCCCGGCGATCTCCTCCGGATGGGCGCAGTGTTTACCTGCTATAAATGTACGCCCATCATCACGGCGGTAAATTGCGCGATTCAGGTTCTTTTTCCACGGATTCATACCGGGCTGTTTTATGTTCGTTTTGCCGATCCGTTCCATCTCAAGTTCTTGCATTTTTGAATTAACTACATCGTGAAACATGAGATGCCAATTACTATATTTAAATCCTTTATAATCTTTCTCGGCACTTACTTTTTCGACTGAATAACCCAACGCCTTCATGGCGCTCTCTAGCAATATCACATTAGCCCTCGTCGCTCTATACTTTTTAAACATCTTCATACCTCCCATTTATATTTCGAATCATTTATGTTAAGATTGGGAGGAGAGGGGCGCTAACCCTCTCCAATGGAACCTATTTACGTTTGCCGCGCGGGCTGCGTTTTTTGGTTCCTTTTCATTTTGCCACGCCGACTAAACTATTTACTCCTAATCTTCGTCCCCGCACTATCCCATCGTTGCAGCTTTTAAGCATTGCCGTAATGGTTTTTCCTGTTTTGCTTACGATCACATCCACGACCTCAGATTTGTAGCCGAAGTTCCAAACGCATACATCCCCTACTTTTAGTTCTCCGGCTGATATAGCACTTACAGAACCGACTCCTTGCAAATTAATTGTCCCCATCTTTATTACCTCCCGTTAATTACACAATTTCGTTATTTCGTACTTTTATTATAATTCCGTTATATCGTAATGTCAATACTAAAATACGAAATTGCGTAATTATATTTCTTGTGATAATATTTAAGCAACGGAGGTGCGTGAACATGGTATCTATTGTGATTAAAGTCCAAGAAATATTAGATGAAAGAGATATGTCACAAAAGCAGCTAGCCGAAATGACGGGATTGCGTCGGGCTGCTGTAAGCGAAATATGTAATAATTTGCGAACTTCGATCAATCGAGATCATCTAGAAAAGATTGCCGAAGCGTTGAAGCTTAACGATATTAGCCAGTTAATAGAGTTAAGGGTGGAGCAAGAGGAATAGAATCCTCTATGCTCCGTTTTTATTTTTCTTGTCCTGACGACTTTTGAATTCGGGCGGCCTGATCGGTCGAGAATTAGTTTCCCAATATTCGTCTGGCGGCATGGCTCGATACTTTGCTAATTCTACATCCGAGAGGTAGTATTGTTCATATGTCCCGTAAGGTCCAGTAATCATTTTTCGTTCCCCAGGTTTTCTTTTAATCCCCATAACATTCACCCGCGTTTCTTCAATTTCTCGATTACTTTATCAAGGTGCTTGCCGATCTCCACCTGAGCTATAGCTTTGTCTTCTTCTGATTCCGTTTTTTCGCCCATGATCCCAGCAAACTGAGCCGTTTTAAACCCTAGAGCCTCCATCATTTGCTCATCACTACCTTGACCGCATACAAGGTAGTAGCTCAATACTGAATCCTTTTGACCCATACGATGCGTACGATCCTCGCATTGGCTATGAATGCCCGGCGACCAATCCAATTCCCCGAATACGTTGATATTTGCCCTATTTTGCAAGCCATCAATACCAGCAGCAGCCCGAAGCGATATGACAATTAAGTTAGTCCTTCCTTTGATAAACTGCTCTTTGGCGTATTCCTTTTGTGTATGTGTTTCTGCTCCAGTTACTCGAACTGGATTAAATGCCTTTAACTCTTCCACCCAAATTTCATATACAGAATGATGGTATCCGTATAAGACAACAGCTTCTCCAGCTTCAAGCAGCATCCGAACAAATGCTGCCACATAAGGAGCTTTAGCTACGCCAGTAGCTTGCCTTACCTCCTGGGCTATTTCCCGTTTGGCCCTACCTTTTTCAAAGTTATCCGCTATCGTGTCATAACGTTCTATCAATTCGAATACGGATTTCATTTCCCTTATGAATGTCTTCTCATCAGCATCGATCTCCTGGACGATTCGGCGTTTTGGCGGAAGCTCTGTAAGAACTTGCTCTTTTGTGCGCCGGAGCATAAGCCCTTCGCGCCGTAGATGTTCCCCAAGAAGCTCAGGATCGGTCACAGTCGTTTCTCCGTATCCATAGCACCATTCCCGTGTAAAACTGCCCCAATCACCAAGACATTGATTCTCTATGATGTTCATGACGTTCCAGATTTCTCCGCCCTGGTTGTAAACTGGTGTGCCTGACAAACCGATTGAATTACCAACGCTTTCTGACAAGAGAGAAGATGCACTATATTTCTCAGTACCGGCTCTCCGTAATTCTTGAATTTCATCAAAGACCGCAAATTCAAAATTGTAGCTAGGTAATACACTTTTCCAACCTCGAAGCAATCCATAATGGATAATGTAGAAGTTTGCTGGTGGAAGTTCGTATGGTGTCAAGCCTTTGATGATATGAACTGACTTATCTGGATTGGGAAATAAGGCTATTTCTCCTGTCGCAAGCTGCGGAACGATAAACTTAAGGATCTGGCTTTTCCATTGAGTTTGCACACTTGTTGGAGCTACTATGATACCTGGATAACGATTCTGGTGAGCTATCCAAGCCAGTGCTTCTACTGTCTTTCCAAGCCCCATATCGTCAGCCAGAAGAGTTGGAGCGTTGTTATTGAGAAATGCTACCCCTTCCTTTTGAAACTCTGCCAGAACTCCGTTAAAGTACATTCGAGACGGTTCGATTTTTTGGGGCCCGCGCCTGATCTCGTTACGCTTGAGAACATAATTAACTGCCTCATTAAATTGCCGATCCCATTTATCCTGATCGATGATCCTGAGTGGATAACGCATCATGAGCCAGTTCAGATCACCATTTGTACGCTTGTTGCTCTTAAACTTAGCAATTCCCTTGTATCTTCCTTCCGCTCCTGGAAATAGCCGTTTAGCTGCCTGACAAACTACTGGTTCGCCTTCGATTATCCAACTATCAGTTCTATCTTCATATCTCAAAGTTCCGTAGTAATAATCAGCCGCTCCAGGAGACTTAAGATAGGCAGGAATCTCTTCTAATGCTTCCAATTACAATCACCTCATTTACTCGATATTCCCCAAAGCTTTCGAAGTCCGATTGATACAACAGGTTTACCGTTAATGGTTTCAGGCAGGTCCATATACCGTTCGATTACGAGAATCAATCCTTTTACATCATCGAATCCAGCGTAGCGTTCAAGCTGTTTATAAACGCTAACCTCGTTTGGTTTACCCTTTTTGGCTTCAATGCCGATCCCATCACCAGTAAGAAAGTCAATTCGATTTCGTGGGGCCAGAGGGACTTCATGTTGAAATGAAATCCCTGCGGCAGTAAGCTGCTGTGCTATCATGTTGTGAAGCTTATATTCATCAGTAATGACATGACACCTAATTTTCTTGATAGATGAAATTACTTGTTCCATAACCTATCCTTCATGATCATTGAGAACTAAAGTATCATTCTCGATCTGAGCGGTAACTTGGTTGGGATCTTCGGAAAATCCCCAATGACCATGATCTTTCATGATTGCGATTACTTCTGGAGCATATGGTTCATCGGTATTAACAACCAGATAGGTATTCGCCGCATCCTTACCTTCTTCGTAGCGGCCTTGCTCAATCTTCCAGAGGATACGAGACAGTTCGCTTCTGTCACGATCATCAAGATATTTATCTACGTCCTCGTTTTTGATTACCGTGAATTTCATTTCCATTCCAAGAATTTCGGTCATTCTTCATCTTCCCTTCTGCTTGGTTTAATAGCTTGTTTCTGGCCCGTTTCCGAGCCGCTTTCTCTTTTTTGACTTGCTCCAACGGCACAAATTCGCCGCGCTTTTTTATTAGTATTTCGATGTGGAAAGTCGGATACAAGGCCTGAAAGAGCTTGAGTTTTACCATAAAGGTAGATGTTTCTACTCCTTTGATATCTATTACTCGTTTTGATCCGTCAAGATCGGTGATAAGGAAATCTGCGATATATGTGATTTTTGGCTGCTCCTGAAGAACGAACTTCGGCTGGCATGAGAAGTCTTTTATCTCTCCGTATTTCTTCTTCAGAAGCAGTTCTTGATAATACTCGCCTTCCATCTTGCTATCAAAGAGTATGCCTTGTACGTCAAGTTCATATTTTTCTACTAACCACGCTTCGAATAATGTTCCATCAGGGGTGACAATGACCTTAGTAGCGTTGTATTTACTCACGATGCTATTTACCCTCCGATATGCGATAAGGTAGGATCAGGTGGGTATCAGTTTCGTTTCCAACGCCCTTGAATACAATTGGACTCATCCTACCTGTATAGTTAATGGCTACTTCTTCCGTTTCTATGGTCTTAAGAGCGCTTAAAGCGAAGTTAGCGTTGAATGCAACCATAAATTCCTTTCCGCTTAATTCTTGTACCCCAACAAATTCGTTGGCTTTCCCTTCATCCGATTCAGATCTCAATTCGATTTCATCGCCCACGGACATTTTTACCAAGCCTTTTTTCTCTCTGGCGAAAATATTTACTCCCTGAAGCGCTTCGATAAAATCCTGAGTTTTTACTGTGGCTACAGATTCGAAGTTTGTCGGAGTGATCCTGTCAACGTCTGGATAAGCACCTTCTAGCACCCTTGACAAAAAGACAAACGATTCAGATTTAACGATAAATTTACCTCTAAACAAAGAGATGCTTATGACTTCTTTATCCGGTAATATTTTAATGAGTTCATTTAATGCAGCAGCTCCAACTACGGTTTCAAAATCGAATCCTTCTTCGGATTTTCCTGAAGTCTTTGACAGCCTGTGCCTGTCCGTTCCTGTGACTTCGATTTCGTTATCAATCGACCGGAGTCTTAAACCAGTGAGAATAGGAGCGTCCTCTTCCGTGTACGTAGCAAATGAAGTCTTGCTGACCAGTTCTTTTAAGGTTTGACCAGTAATTCGAACCGTCTTTCCCAATTCCTCTTCAAATTCTGGATATTCTGCCGGGTCCATGCCAACCATTTCAAACTTCGATCTGCCGCTCTTAATCTCAGTTGTCTGTCCCTCTGCGGATAGATCAACTACATCCTTAGCCTTTTTAACAACTTCCAGAAATCTCTTTCCTGGGATAGCCACTGATCCGGGGCTAATCAATTGGAAATCATCCGCTGGAATCTTAGTTCGAAGGAATACAGTGCCATCACCGCCAGTCAGGGATAGACCTTCTTCGTTTGCAATGACTAATATTTCGGAGAGTATTGGAATAATTGTTTTGCTGCTCAATACCTTAGATACTCGATCCAAAGCTTTAAATAGAGTAGATTTATCGATCGATATTTTCATTTTCAATTACCTTCCCTTCTGGATCTAATCCAAAGGACTCTAATCCCTTTCTGATAAAAAGGTCAAAATCTTGATCAAAAAGTTCGTAATCATCATGTTTCAAAGGGTTAATCCCTCCTTCTGTTTCGTCCGCCAACTGGAAGCACCTTAACAAATGGCTCAATTCGTTCGATGATACGTTCAGCCTTCTTCTCGTGTTGCTTTCGATCCGCATCCTTTGCATCCTTAACATTTGCAAGGTGATATCTAAGCTCATTGATAGTTAAGTTTGAGGTATAAATAGTTGGAAGTTCTTCCATCCGTCGTTGCAATATCGCCCCTAACACCTCGTCTCTTGTCCATGACGTTAGTGGTTCAGCCCCGATATCATCCAGAATGAGAACGGAAGCTTCTTTCAATGCTTCTAACTTAGATAGAACTCCGTTTGATCCAATAGAATCCTTAACTTCGGCGAGAAAATCAGGCACATAAACCATCAGAACATCTGTTCCACGCTTCGCAAGTTCCTGAGCGATTGCCCCAGCTACTCTGCTCTTTCCAACTCCCATATTTCCGTAAAAGTAAAGCCCCTTGACGGTCTCCCCAGGAGCAAATTCCGCGCAGAAGCGCATTGCTTCTACAATAGCTGCTCTTCTTGGTGGATCTGGTTCGATATCCTCAAACGTGGCATTGACAATACTTTTGGGAATGTGATGGCTCTTGATTAATCTTTCAATCTTTTGCTGCTTCTCATAGCCAATTAAAACGGGGCATTTCGCCAGTCTGAAATTCAGACATGATTTATCAGGATCAACATCAACAACGCTCATATGCCCCTTCTGATCGTTCTGACATCCACTTAAACCGGGGCATGACTTACAATGATCAAAGTATGTGAGGTGCTGTGATAAATCCCTATACATGATCGGCTTAAGCAGGTCGTTAGATTGGTCAGGATAATCCCTCAAAATCCTTCTAACCTCATCATGGTTAGTCATCTGCTTAATTATCTTTGCTTGTCGATCCGCAAAGTTTGAAGGGACTAGCTTTTTAAGCTCTTCTCCCAATGTCTGCACAGATCATCACCCCTTGCGATTAGCCTTTAGCTGCTCTAGCATCCGCTGCACATCATCTTCACTGTATTCGCTAGATTCGATTCGCTCAGAAGCGGCAGAAATCAAATCGCTTTCCGGTTTGTCATCTTCGGATGGATTGACTGCATGAAGTGAGTAAATCACTGGAGCGCAATAACTTAGGGAATGAACTTCATCACGCTTATGCTTTGGTTTGAACTTGTCAAAAGCTTGGTCAATGCCATCTAAAGTTGTTTGAAGCGGAACTCCGTCTTTAATCAACTCATCAATCACTTGTTCATCGGATTTCGTAATTTCTAATCCCTTACCACGTCTCCGAAGATATTTATCAGCTGTAGCCTGGCGATAATCGATATCCGAAGATGATATTTTGTCCTGAATAGAGTCGGTACCTGTTTCAGAAGTGACAGGATTCCATTCCTGTCGGGTAAACGGCATCCCCTCATCCTTCGTTTTCGATTCGCCGTCAGGCGTATTAAAACAACAACAATTGTCTTTAATATTGTCTTTAAACATGTCTTTAGACACCCTCTCCGCCTTAGAGCCGCAAGGGATTGAGTCACCTTCGACTTCATGTTTTGTGAAGTTTTCACCCTCTGAAACTTCATGTTTTGTGAAGTCGTACTTCATGTTTTGTGAAGTTTTATCATTCTCCCCTTGGTCTAATGGCTTGCTTTGATCATCCGAAAACTTCATGTTTTGTGAAGTTTTTCTTTTGAGATTTTGATGGATTAGATTATCAAATCTGTCCGAATCCCACCCCATAACCGGGCTAATTTGCCAAAGGTCATAATCCTTATTAATGGAGAATAGTTTTTCGCTATGTTGCCAAGTGATTACCTTGGCATTTTCAAGGAACAAGAGTTCTTTCTTGATGTGTGTTGCTGGTATGCCGCAGATTTCAAAATCCTTTAGCTTTGGGATATAAGCATCCTTTAGATTGCAGCCATACGATAATCTCCAGATAAATAGAAGAATATCTTTCTGCCTCTTGGTGAAATTACGCCTGATTAACTCATTCCAAAGCTCATTTGCCAGTTTCACATACCCGTTCTCAGGTTGAGGATTCTTTGCCACTCACCTCACCCCATCGATTCAAGCACATACCGATTACCACCGATCTCTATCGTTTTAAATGTGCCATCATCAAGAACTTCTTTTACATGTATGGATACTCTCCGCCTTATCTTAACCTCCATATAGGCCGGTTCGTCGGGAGGTACAATTTCGATAGCCCTACCCGAACCGTGAATACGGCGAATCAATCCCTTTTGCTCTAGTCGCTCTATGTGACCAGCAACCGTTGATGATGACTTAAGACCAACGCCAATACCTATTTCTCGGAATGTAGGCGAATAGCCATTTTCTTGTTGATATTGAGCGATAAAATCCAGTATTCTTTGTTGCGTTTTCATATAATCATCACCCGCTATCTTCGATCATTCGCTAGGTTGTCATACTCATTCAATAAAACCCTGAGACTATATTTAAGAGCGTTTATTACCTGCTCATTACTCGTTACAGCATTGGTCCAGCGTACCTTCTCTGCTTCTAGATCAGCTTCTTCAATCCTCAAATCTACTACAGCCAATTCAGCACGCTGGGCCTTATCCTTACTTGCCGATACATAAGCTTCTGCGTATACACGTTTTCTCTCTGCGTACTTATGCTTGTAATCTCTCACGGCATCAGCAGCTTTGCGCCCAATAATTATTTGTACCTCTGATAATATTTCAATCTTACGTGCAAGCGTTTCAGGGTACTCGTGGCTGCACTGATCCGCCATGTTATATAGCTGTCCAAGTGTATATTGCTTGTTAAGCAGCGCAGACACATCCCTTCAATGCGTTAGAATGGCAAGTCATCGTCTGAAATATCAATAGGTTTTCCGTCATCTGAGAATGGATCTGAATCATTACTGTGTGATGAATGTCTGGTACTATTTCCTCCGCTCGATCCATTGTCGCGGTTCGATTCTAGGAACCGGACGTTATCGGCTACAATCTCAGTAACATATATACGCCTGCCCTCGTTGTTCTCGTAATTTCTTACCTGGATGCGTCCTTCTACAGCAACCAGACGACCTTTACGCAAGTAATTCGCACACGTCTCAGCAAGCTGTCTCCAGGTTACAACTGGAATAAAGTCTGCTTCGCGTTCGCCACTTTGCGAGGTGAATGGTCTGTCAACAGCTACAGTAAATTGGGTAACAGCAACGCCAGAAGGCGTATATCGAAGATCTGGATCGCGAGTTAAACGACCGATCAGAATGACACGATTCAACATTTAAGTCACCTTCCTCATTTGATCCCCATGAGCTGGGCCAACGTTTTACATAACGGCCACTTATTCTTGGATGTAATGGATGCCGGCATTTGAAAGCTATATTCAGCAGCAAGTTGGAGAATCAAAGAGTTATCCGCCGCCATTAGCTCTTCAAGAGTTTTTGGACGATCAATTGCTATTTCATGTTGATTATTATGGTCCTCTGATTCAACTTCATTGTCGTCATCAGACCCTAATTGATCCTCTAACTTAAACAGCCATCCTTTAATTTCATATGCTTCTGCTTTTGTCAGATTTGCTGGATCATTGGTGATAGCACCCTCAGACCTAGTCTTATACCACTCTCGGAGCTTAATGTCCGAATTAAACCCCTTGACTCTAGCAAGATCCATTAGTTGTAGGTATCCTTTAGAGTCTATGACCTTATCGATCTTGCGGGGTCGCAAATCATCTGTAGGATCAGCACCAGTTACTAGATCGTCATCCAACGTTCCTAGGTATGCATCAGCTCCGACACCAAGGAATGAGGTTGCCCGTTTGATACCTTTAGTAAGCATCCCTTTACGCGCAGCTCCTTTTTCCCTGAAATGCTCATGATCAGTAGGTATTGGCGGTAAACTGTGAACTGTGATCCATTCCCATTGGTTCGTTTCCTCATTTAAAACTCGGTATCCAATAAGAAGCTCAATCTCAGCTGAATACTGGTGCTTTGTATATCCTCCGCCTGTTGTCAGGCTACCATCATATGTTTCGTTTTGGATTGCCCACGTCCAATTTGTCGGCCCGAAAACCCAATTCATACGGTCTACATGAGCTTGATAGGAGTAACCCGTTGTATCATACCCTTTTTTTGTCTCGCTCCCTTTGGACTCTTGAATAGCATCCTCATCCAGCGGTAAACGGAGAAGAGGAAGAAGCTTATTAACATCATCTGGCGTGAATGGAGATTTAATTGGAATCTCTACTCCAAACTCTTCAGCAATCTGTTTAAGATCTCCGAAGGTTTTAGGCGCTTTTGGAAGTTGCCTTTTCGTTTCGGTTGTGGTCATTTTCTCGCCTTCCTTTCAAAGCTCACATCATCCAGCCACAAACTAGCAAGATACGCACACCCGGCCATCTTATGCTCATGTTTAGGTTCTCTCGATGCCAATATTGCTCCGATGTGATAGAGAGCTTTCTGAGGGTTTATGCCGTCCTTTCGTTCGATCTCAAGATGGTCAACCCCGTCATAAAACCAGCTTGATATAAATTCATTCCATTTAGTGCGACGATTCATATCCTTAAACTCATCAGGGATATCCTCATATTTCGGCAACAGCTTGTTGACATCACCGCCGTAAACAAATTCAGTAGCTGTAACTTCTTGTGGTATCAACTCAGGCATTGACAACACCTTCCTTCACCTCAAGCTCAGTAAATGGGATCATGCGGGCTATGAATGTCTGTGTATGTTGTTCGGGTATTTCCTCTATTGACTCAGCCCAATCTATAAATACCGGGAAATCAGCTTTAGAAAATGTTCGGAACAATTTTGAAAATTCAAGGAAGCAAAGCATTTCTTCTGATGTGGACAATACCCTAATCGGTTTACCATCGAATTCAGCCTTAAATGCAGGTTTGATCTCTCCAGTGCTTCTTACGACTTCGAATAACCTAATCGAAGCGCGGTTAAGATGTTTTTGAACATCCTCCATCTGCATTTCGCAACGCTTGATATTAAATGCCTTAGCCGCCTTTATACGAGCCTCAGCTTTTTCTATAGCTTGAGCTATTCTGGTCTTGTCATCACGGACAGAATTCTGCCGCCCCTTCGCCTTCTTACGGTTTTCGTGAAGAACTTTAACCTCTAAGTTGTGCTTCTGAGTAACTTCAAGATTAGATTCTAGTTGCTTCAACTCCGCGCGAAGTTCGGCAAGCGAAGCGTCGTTGGCAGATTTAAATTCGTCTGCCGCTTTCTGATCCGCCGTCTGGATAGATTCAATTTCAGAAGCAATCTTCTTACCCTCGGCTTGAATATCAACCATTTTCTTAGTGATCTCTTCGTTTTTCTTGGCCTGCTCTGCATTTAAGTTGATCTCGTGACCGCAATTTTCGCAGGTTATGAAATGATCTTCTTCAAATACCAAGCCGGATTGAAGGGCTTTATACTCTCCTAGCAAGGACTGACGCTTATTCTGAAGATCTGAAATATTCGTAGGAACAGGCTTTAGTCCTTCAATTGCCTTAATGGCTTCTTTTAAACCGTTAATCTCTGTCATATCCACTGGAATCTCATCAGGTATTTCAGCTGATAGCGCTTCCCTTATCTCTTCCTCTTTACCTTCAAGCCTGATTAATTCTTCCTTCAATTGCTTTAGTTCCTCTGATTCCTTAGAGATAAAAACCCTTGGATCGATCAAAGGAACGCCTTTCAACACTTCAATTGAATCTGAATTCTCTTCCTCCAATTCAGCGTATACATCTTTATCCCGTGGCAAAGGAATTAATGAAACAAACTCAGTCTCCATTTCTTTATCAGACATTGTTAGAAGAAATTGGGGCAAGAACGAGATCAAGAATCTTCGCTTGTTGCCAATAATTTGATCGATTTGATCTTGAGAGCCTTGCAATCGGTTAATGTATATCCTGGTATCCATCTTTGATTTCATCCTCGTTACATGGCGTTCAATCTCGTATATTTTCCCGTCGGATTCAAGTTCGATGGAAATCACCATTTCATTTCCCTTGTCGTTCATAAGTCGGTCAGCGCAACGTTCCTTACCGTACTTATCAACCCCAGCTAATCCAAATGATATAGCCTCCATGATGGATGACTTTCCGCGTCTATTTCCGCCTTCTATCTCATTGATCATTCCAAATTCGAAATGACGATACTCTTGATAACCGCGGAAGCCCTTGACTCCCAAACTCCTGATGATCATTCACATTTCCTCCAAATCATGTTATTATGGAGGCGAAAACATGTTTTAGCGGACGATGTTTTCGCCAAAGTGTTATTTTTCATTGATGATCACGTTCTCCAGCGTGGTCATTTTTCGTTTCAATAACAGCAAGTGCGGTCTCAAGGTCATCTATAACCACTTGAAAATCTTGCTTAAAGAACCATCCTGCCGACTCCATCGCAGTTCCTATAGAAACACCCGTTGTCTCATTTTGAAGCTTCCTGAGCTTATCTAGGGCTTTCTGTACGTGGTATTTCATCTTTACATCTCACCCCTATGCAGAATGATTAATTAGTTCAAACTCATGCTGAAGATCGTCTATTTCCTTATCAAGCCAATCCTCGCCAGCGTCCAGAACTACTCCGCTATTTCTAAAGCGAATAAGGTTTTGGAGATGCCGCCATGCCTTCCAACCTTCCAACAGCCTGTTCTCACTCATGCTGTACCTCCCGCTGGATATTGTTTTTTGATATTACGAGCATAGAAGCTTCCTACTGAGTCAGCGTTAATCAAGTCGTTGTAGACTTCTTTCGGTACTTGGTGATGCTCATAAACCTTCTGACTGCTCTTAAACTGGATATAAAACACTTGCTTAGACTCATCGTAACCAACAGCAGCAACATTTGAAGATGCAACAGGTATAAGTTCCATATTAGATATAATCCTCCGGTCTAAAATTTTTAACGAAATCAATAGAATCATCAAAGTCTATTCTGCGAACATGGCTATATTTAGCCACTTCAAAGCGTTCCTTAAGCTTGCTCCAAATCATTCTGCGGTAACGTCCTACCATATCCTTAAAGCTATCGTCAGCCTCTCTGTACCGATGTTTTGTAAGCTCATTAGACTTGATCCGTACAGCTTGCTGTAGTTGATAGCACTCAGCATCTGTCAAAGTAACGCTATCCCTAACCTCCTGAACCATGATCTGAACTTCCTCAACCTTTTCTGTCATTTCAACATGCATTTGCTTCATTCCATCAAATAGCATCCTAATAGCAGCTCCTTGCTGCTCAGTTAGCTGTAACTGTCTTTCTATCACCGGGAAGTAATCGGCTTGCTCAATCATTGCCATGATTATTTACCACCTTTCTGCCGTTTACGGCTGGTCTTAATTGTTCGATGAATGACTCTAACATATCTAAACTCTCTGAGAGGCGCTTCTTTTCGCTGCTGCTGGCTCCAGAGACTGCTCCAAGCATAAGCGTTGTGATCCCTACCTTTTGGAGAAATTGCTTGATATGAATACTGACTTGAATCGTGTTACTGTCAGCTTCAAAGCGTAATTTCTTCATACGAGCTATTTCCTGCTGTTCGTCGAAATCATCAGGCTGCTGCAACTTCAAGGCTTCGATCTCTTCTTTGGCCCGTTGATAACCTGACTTCAGTTGTTCTACCTTAACTCGCTCAGATTCTATATCTTCCTTGAGTTTGTTCTTCCAGTATTCATCACGCTGTTTAAGTTGAGCCTCCGCTTCCTTCTCTTTTTGCTTGATAAACACCGTTGTTTCTTCCTCATGACGTTCAACCGCTGCCGCAATTGCATCATCAAGTTGATCTGCAGGAATGGCGTTCTTGTACTGTCGTTGAAGCTCTTGCTTCTCCTGCTCCGCCCGTTCAGCCCGTTCCTCAGCTTCCCTAAGCCTATTCCTAGTTTCGATAAAGGCTTTATGAGTGCTGATTAAGCCTGCATCAAGCTGCTGAATAATTTCAGGAGTAGCGTTTTCTGCGATGAATTTCGCTTTGTCATATTGCTTCCCAGAGCCGAATCCAGCTTGTTCCGCAACAATATCTCTTACTTGACCGGACTGCTCAGGAAAATTTTCCTTGCCTCCAGACATCCGTTCCTTGGCTTTGATACGTTCCACATCTTCAAGCCGTTTAGCCCATTCGATCCGTTCCGAGAAGGTGAATTCTTTACGGTGTTCGTTCTCACTGATCTCCAATCGGAGTTGATGCTCGTAATCTGTAATCTCCATTATCCGAGCAAGAACTTGTTTTCTGCCAAGGAACTCATGTGCCCGTAACCGCCGTTCTCCAGCGACTAATTGATAATCAGGTGTAACTACAATTGGATTTATAAGTCCGTTTTGTTCTATATCATGAGCCAACTCTTCTATGCCACCGAAATCTTTCCGAATGCGGTCACTGACTTTGATTTTTTCGATATCAATTAGCACTTTCATCCCCCTTTCTATGTCCCTTCTTATAATTCGAAGCCCTTTGTTCAGCTCTATAAGCCTCCAAGTCAGATAGCCGGATTATAATTTTTGGTTTGCGAGAACCAGGAACTCCGTATCTTTCATGCGGAATAATACCTTCTTGGCACAGTTGATACATTAATTTATCAGATATGCGGACATAATCTGCCGCTTCGTGAACAGTAAGACTACGATCTAACTGCTCAGGCAAAAGAGCTAGAATACGACTTTCAACTGCTGCTATCTCCTCAACTACGATTGCTCGAATTGCTTCTTCTAAACCAGTCATGGCGCTTCACTCTCCAACACTAAATGGAATTACATAAGGTTGAATCACTCATCTTATTTCGGGAGTTTATGACAAAAAATAATCAACGGTAACTCCGAAATAATCAGCCAAAACCTTTAACTTATCTGTTTTTGGTTTGTATTTACCCTGTTTCCAATTCGTCAATGTAGCCGTAGAAACGCCAGTGTCTTTAGAAACTTGATATGATGTTTTTCCGGTCTCCTCTAATAGAACAAGGAATTTCTCGTACAATTTACACACTCCTCCTTAATAATATGTTGACTATTAGCTAAGGTTTCTTATATAATCTAAGTGTCACCTAAGTTATATAAGATTTCTCAGCTACTTCTTTTTATTAGCTCAGTTTTCTAAGCTATGTCTGTATATTAGCATAGCTTTCTGAGTTAGTCAATGGATTTTAGCTTAGTTTTCTGACTTCATTTTTAATAAAAATTACGGAGGAAAACTAATGTACGAAATATTCGAAGAACTATTAGAAAAGCACAACGTTACAGCCTATCGTGTTGCAAAAGAAACGGGAATTACCACTGCTACTTTCACCAGTTGGAAGCAAGGTAAGTACACTCCGAAACAGGATAAACTCCAAAAGATTGCTGATTATTTCGGTGTGACTCTTGATTACCTCATGGGGAATAAGGACGGATCCGCCCTAATCTGTGAGGACAAAGCACCGTACTATACGCTTTCTGATAAAGATAATCGCGACATTGCCAAAGAGTTGGAACGCATGATGGAGGAACTAGACAGTGGAACGTCCTTAGCATTCATGGGTGAGCCAATGGATGAAGAGGATAGGGAGTTATTGAGGATATCACTTGAAAACACTCTTCGCATGTCTAAAGAAATGGCAAAGAAAAAATTCACACCAAAAAAATACAGAAAATAACCTTCCGGGGGTTATCAAATGGAGATTTTACTTTCTAAGAGACTGATCAAAACCCACGGAACCAACAACCCATCACGAATTGCATCTGAGACTAATCTAGTGGTTCTGTACGAAGATTTAGGAAAGAACACTTGGGGGTACTATTCTTGTATAAATAGGATTCCTTGTATACACATAAATTGCCGCTTGGATGGATTTTCGGCCACCTTTGCTCTGGCTCATGAATTGGGACACCATTTTCTTCATCCGGGTGTAAACACTCCGTTTTTAAGAAAGAGCACCCTTTTTTCAATAGAGAAGATCGAGCGGGAAGCTAACCGCTTTGCCTTGTATCTATTGATTGGTGAGGCACAACCAGAAATTAACGAAACTAAGTGCAACTTTTTGAAACGGTGTGGTATACCAGAGGAATTCCATGTTTTTTACTAATCTTTGCGCTTTCCAGCTGCAAGGCTGTTTAAATACAATTATAAATAGAACGTATGTTCCTGAGGTGGTGCAAAAATGGCAAAAGGCAGCATTGAGAAACGAGGAGTAAATACCTGGAGGCTAACGGTTGATCTTGGATTTAATCATGACGGTACTAGAAATCGTCCAAGAAAACGGGTCGAGGTGGATGATCCAGAAATTCTGAGGTCGAAGAGAGCTCTAGATGAGTATCTCGATGGTGAATTATTTAAGTTTAAACAGGAAGTTGAGTCAGGCGAGTACATCAAGCCAGAAAAAATGACCTTTGAAGCGTTTGTCTTGGATGAATGGATGGAAAAGTACGCTAACGACCCAAATAACCTCTCCCCCACTACACTCGCTACTTATGAAGGGATAATTGAATCTCGATTAATTCCGCAATTTGGTCATAAGCAAATCGATAAGATTAGCACAATGAGTCTTGTTACTTTTATGAAAAGCTTAGAAAAACCAGGGGCAAGAAGACCACCTGTCACTAAAAAACCACTTACTGAAAAGCAAAAGAAAAAACTTATGGAGCCATTAGAACCTGGTACAATTGTTTATATCTATAGAGTGCTTAAAAACATATTCAAACAAGCTTTTGATTGGAGAGTAATCAAAGTCAACCCAATGGATGGTGTTAAAAAACCATCCGAGAGAAATTCTAAGGAAAAAATAATAGCTCAACGTAAAAATCCACAATATTACGATGAGGATGAAGCGCAACAAGTTGTTGATGCTCTCTATAAAGAATCTCGAAAGTGGAGACTTCTTATTCTTGGCTCAATGATCGGTGGTTTCAGAAGAGGTGAATTATTAGGATTAGAATGGCCGCTAGTTTTTTTCGAGCGTAACTTCATCTCTGTGGAAAATAACATTCCTTATACTAAAAAAGGGAAAGCCATCGAGAAAGGTCCTAAATCATCATCATCTTATCGAGATACTGATATGCCGGAGTGGTATATGGAAGAGTTAGAGATTTATAAAAAGGAGTGGGAAGAAGAAAAAGAATTCTTAGACGACAAATGGGAAGGTGAAGATCGACAATTCGTATTTCATAATGGTAAAGGAAAGCCATACTACTATCAGCATCCATCAAAATGGTGGAAACGATTTTGTAAGCGACATGGAATTAGATACATTAAATTTCATGGCTTGCGTCATAGCTCAGGAACTCTTCTTTTGGAAGATGAGGATGAAACTAATTTTGACTCAATTTTGAAAGTCATTCAAGAGCGGTTAGGACACGCCAGATTATCAACTACTACCGATATCTATGTTCACGTTACCAAAAAAGTAATAAGACGTACAACCGGGAAATTTGATAAATTCGCGCGTGGTAGTAAAAAAAAATAAAAACAATGTGATTATGAATCATTTTACCAACTATCGATACGTTATTTTTAATGGGGACAAAACGGGGACGGAATACAGTGTTTTATATAGAATTCATTCAATATGAGAACAACATGCGAACACCTGAAAGCCTTGATATTACTGGTTATTCAGAAATTGTTCCATTTAAAATACGTTACCTATCCACCTTGACAGGGTGGGGGTCAGTGGTTCGAGCCCACTACAGATCATTATGCCTTATGGCACAAGGGTTTCCAGCGATTCATCCACTTATCAATAATAGGTGGTCGATAACTGACACGTTTATATCACAAAAAACCACTATCTTTAAGGACACAATCTCCTTGAAGGTGGTGGTTTTTTCTATGCTATTCAAATTCGCGTTGACTGAGTTTAAAGCAGACCGAGAATATCGAAATGTGAGTGATCGTACTCTAACTGCGTACATGAATCAGTTGAATGAATTTCATCAGTATTGTGTTAATCATGACGTGGTGAATCTGGAGGATTGTACAGCATCATTCATCAAACAGTATTTACTCCATTGTAAGGAGAAAGGCAACAACCCAACAACGGTAAATACAAAGTTACACATCTTAAAAATCTTCTTCAATTACTTTGAAACTGAAATGGAAGTATTTACTCCCAAGACTAATCCCACTAAACGGATAATCTTTGCCAAAGAAGAAATCAAAATCGAGGTATTTTCAGACGCACATATTAAACAGATGCTTAGATATTACCAATCCCTTAAATATCGGGATAAATCGCTTTACGCTTATCGAGATTACTTTATGATTATCTTTTTACTTGGTTCTGCTTGTCGTATCGGTGAAACTGCAAATCTTAGGTGGAAAGATGTTGATCTCGTTAATCAAATCATTACCGTCAACGGAAAGAAACGAATAGCTAGTAGTATTCCTATGTCGGACAAGTTAAAAGCAGAGTTTTTAGAGTATCGACTGTTTATTGATCAACACTTCCCTACAATGCCCGAAATGGTGTTTACAAATCGAGACGGAAAACCATTAACCGATAATGCAATTAAGTGCATTTTCAAGCATCTAAAGGCAATCATGAACTTTAAAGATGTTCGGCTTAGTGGGCATACGTTTCGCCACACAGCAGCGCATAGAATGTTGATCGCAGGTGCAGATGTTGGCACAATACAGAAGATGCTACGCCATTCTAACGTTAGCATGACGCTAAGATATTTCTCTTTATGGGGAACCGCATTGGCAGAGCAAAACGAAAAGTTTAATGCATTAAATTCATTTGACCTATGACAAATCACCATCCCATAAACGACAAAACATTAGTTTTACTCAAAATACTGTCTCAGCAAACCTCAACGCTACTAAAGGAGTATCAAAGCTCATCATTAGACCGCAAAAGGGCTATAATGTACGAAATTGAACGTTTGCGAATGAAACGAGAATCACTTATTCAAACCAAACTAATTTAAGAGGAGAGATTTAACTATGACAACTTTAAAAATGACGTTTGATGTAAAGAAAATGGATGACATGAACGCTGAGGAAATGAATCAATTACTCTTCAACACTTTAGACGAAGGGAAGCATGGATTACTCCTCTTTGTTTATCATATGGCTGGTAAGACAATGTTTGAGGATTATAATTTTTACATTCGTAATGATAAAGCTGCTAAAGACTTTATTGATAATATTTGGGACGGAAATTTTGAAGACTTTAAAGGGAATATGCAACGCTATGTTGATAAATACATCTATTCAGTCGATGAAGTGGAAGAGGATTATTCACACCTGATTAATTAACTCAAAATAAATTAGTAGAGGGTAGTCCATAATCGGGCTGCCCTCTTTCTACGCTTAATAGAGTCCCTTAATTCGTATCCGTTGCCATGTTGATATGCGTGGATCGTCTACAGATGTTGTGAGTAGTTGCATATAAAACATATCACTTTTAGCCGTAATTGTAATTGCATTGCCTGATATTGCAGATGTATATTTTGTTGTACTAACAGTAGATGTTTTATCGTCTGCGAAAACTTGGAATGTTACTGCATTGCTTGTAGAGACATCACCATCATAAATAGTTCCTGTAAATGTTACTGATGTATTAATAGTGATATAGAAATAGTCATCTGTCTTGTTGTTGGGTTTGCTTGATGTAATTACAATCGTCTTAACCTCTGGGATATCCTCAACACTAATATCGACTGTATCGTATATGAAGCCATTACTGGCATTTGTGACGGTTATAGTGACATTCCCATCTGCTAGTCCACTAACAACCCCTAAACCGTCTACAGTGGCAACAAAAGCGTCTGACGTTGTGAATGTCACTGGTGCATTATTTGTACTCGTCCAATTCAATTGAAACGTGCTCCCAACAAATACACTAATAGGGTTACTGTTCGTTACGTTAATAGGACATGCTTTCCCATTAGCAATATTATGTTCTACATCATCTAATGCGGGATTAATTTGTGTTCTCTCACAAGTCAGAATAGCAATCCCAGGTTGAGTAAAAGTGTCATTCGTAACTATTTTAAATTTGTTCCCCTGAATCATAAATTCATCACCACTTATGACACTCAATTCCATTGTATGAATAGGAAGATATACAACTATCTTGTCTTGGATGAGTGTTAATACGGTTCCGTTTTTAAACGATGGATTACTATTTTCTATATAAGCAAATGCAGACTCAAACACGCACTTGTGACTGAATGTAATCTCATGTGGTAAAGGGCGTATAAGCCCCTTGTAGTGTCCGTAGCGCTTATCATTGACCTCACTGATAACCATATACTTATTGCCGTTATAGTCAATCAGATCCCCCCGTTGAAGAGTCTCAATAGTAGATATCTTTCTATCATCATAATCTGTATTCAGATTCGTGCTAGTATTTGTTATTGTTGCTTTTATTGGAGTGGGGCTGTTATTAACAGTTACGCTGCGACCTACATTATCAAGCATAAATTGAAAATTGGATTCGTTGTCTATATCGAATAGATTGATCATATTGTTATCCTTTCTTATTTTGTAGATTAATTACAAAAGAAAAAGAAGGTCATCCCGTTACCTAGCGGATTACACTAGGACAATAGGACACCTTCTAAATTTAGTGTATACTGTTTAAAATTAATGCTTAGAATTGTTTTCTTGTTTTGTTTCTAACGATGCCCATGATACTAATGATAATAGCCCCAATAAGAGCCATAAAAGGCAGTGTGGACAGGTTACCTAGTGTAAGCATCATTGTAGTAGATGCCAAGATACAAAGAACGTATAGACCATTTTTAACCATATGTACCGCCCCCTTGAGGAATATTATGGATTTATTCAGTTGCATTATATCATATATAATAGTTACTTTATACTAATGATTAAACAACATAAATGTGCTCCCTTGTGTCCCTGAATCGCCATTAGAAGGTAACAGGCGTATCTTTTGATCAAGTTGATCAATTCGATTCTGTAGTGACTCTGCAAAGTCAGAAACAGTCATATCATCGAGTTTACGGCTTGCCATGAGTTGCGGATTATTAGCAATCGCTTCTAGGCAGGAAAGAGCCGTTTGATATATGTAACGTTTACTATTATTAAATGCTGGATTATACTCCTCTGTTGGTGATAGTGATGATTCTTCCAGGAAAATAGATAGTTCATCATCCGTGAACCCTGATTGTTGTATTTCGAGTTTTAAACGGTCGAGATTTGTCATGTTTAATTACTCCTTTTTGAATTCTTGTTAAAGAAAAAACCGCCTTAATTGGCGGTCATTAGTATGAAATATCAACAATTTGAAATTTCTTACTACTACGATTGTTATCGACAGTATAATATACTTTCTTATATATCTTTTCTCCAAGACCATTTGTTACTTCCATGTCATATAATAATTCAATTTGATCATACGTATCTCCATATGTAAATTCAAATGAATCAGTCGATTCTCTTAGGATTTTTATCTCTGAATCACTTTTCTCACGTTCCTTATAGTATTCTAATTCTTGTTTTAAATAATCATTGAAATCTTTATACTTTTCTTTTCCATTGCCATAATTAACATCAATTTCATACATATCGTGATCCTTGGTATACGTTTTTAAGGGTTTTTCTTTATCAATTACTCTAATAAATTTATAGTCCAATACATTAATAAAATCATTGACCCCACTTTCTACATAATCATATGTGCTCTTACCTTGCTGAATTGCCTTTATGTATTTGGCTACTGTAATCTTTGCTTTGGCTTGTGTGGTCATAAAGTTATAATAATAAAGTGATCCACCCACAACTAAAATAACTACAACCAAAAGAGAAATAATCTTGCTTTTATGCCTTATCAGTTTATCGATGGTACTTTCCTTAGTCTCTATAGTTTCGAAATCCACTTCCACATTCCTCCAATTCAATATTTCCCATCATTCTACCATTTTCGATAATATAGGTCTATGAGATTAGTAAAATATCAGGTTAGTGGTCTGAAGTGTTTTTATTAATTTTGGTCATCCAATTTTTATTTTTTAATTTTTCAAAATTAGTTCAGTTATGCAGAAATGGGTATGCTAGAGGCTCACTTTTTCGATTAGGGGTAGTCAACTTTCCCACTCATTTCACCCTAATTCCTCCACAATATCCCACGATTATCTTCAACATACCTCATCATAATATGTAGAATAGTGCAAACTTCACCCCGAAATAACCTATTTACTAGTGAATTGGATAATATTAGTCGATAATCAGACCACTAACTATATGATATAGTGGTCTAGTAGGTCTGATTTTCCTTGATATGACTAGGATTGAAGGGTAATTATATATAATGGAAGTAATATCCATAACTCGTGCATAACTGATATTATACACGGGTTTTTTATGCAGAAACAAAAAAGAAGAGGAGAAAAAAATTGTAAAAAAACGAGAGTTTAAAAATGAATACATTGAAATATGTATTAAAGAACACAAATTGGTACCCGATACTAAATTTATATAATAACAAGAGCGCATGATGCAACATAGTTCCCTAATTATTATCTCTAATGTTTCCTTACTCTTCCCTACTCATTAAGACTCTTGATTACTTAGCTTTATTCTTATATACTCCATTTCCCTCACTGATAATCAAATCCATCTCACTTGCTACATCACTCACATATGGATTGTGCTTCAACACAGACTCTAAACTAATGCTATTCATTTCTCTCAATGTCTGCATATTATCTATAATATCCTTTGCAGAAGAAGGCATTGCATACTGAAAAGTTATAGTTATGCTGTCCCATTGTTCATTTGTATACCTCATACCTTGTTTATCTAACAGCGTTCTAAACTTAGTCAATCTATCCTTTAATCCTTCTCTTATGTATCGCTCTGTCATCATGGCTTTAAGGTTAGCCACACTATATAGTAACTTCAATGATACTTCTGAAATGTTGGAAATCTCAGCACGTCCAAAGGCTACACTAGGCGTACCGCTCACATCCATCAATGACATAGTTAGATGGTTGTACAATGTTTTAAATGCTTCATGATCAAACTCATTATTTTCGAATTTGAAATCAGCATCGCTATCTAATGTTATCCCACCGCCTACAATTTCAGTAGGCAAAGCATCTTCACCAGTCAAACGTTGTCCTTTTACAACTGGAATACCAGTGATAAATTTGTAAAAGCCGTCCACTGACTTAGAAATCATGTCTTCCATACTGTCAATAATATTAATGTAATCCTCTAAATCACTACGTCCAAACACATCATCAATGGGGTTATCATTACGATACAATACAGGCAATCCAGTTAAATTTGTATATGTCCCTCTATGCTTAATATCTCCACCGTTGTTGTAATACTTCTCAACTCGATCATTATAGTAAACATTCCAAAAACTAACATTGTTAACTGTGTAACTCTCTACGAATCCAATGTATTCATTATCATCATCTACAACAGGATAAGAGTCCGCTGCATCAATCAATTTACTTTTGACTTTGCCATCCTTGATATATACATACTCCCAACTGTTACCGTATCTATATACGCTTTGGACAATATCAAAGTCTAGGTTCTCGTATCCATTCTTGTAAATGCTTTGAATTGCTGATACAACTTCCTTGTCTCCACTGTACGTAACGTTATTACCAACTAAATAAGCCGTAGCATAATCAATCAATCTGGAACCATATGAAAGCAATATCTTTCTGGGCATAAATGGTTTACCGTTGAACATCTCAGGAGGTCTATTATTAATCTTATGCTGTCCTGCTAAATAGAGTTTTTTATCTATGATATCGTTAATCCTCATTTGATTCCTGGCATCATTCACGAAATCAACAAACCAATTACTACTGTATCGATTTTCATTAATAAACTGTTCAATACTACTCATATAATTATCGCCCCTTATCGTCTATACGTACCACTTATTAGCCTTCTTAGCCTGAATACACAAACCATGAGAGATAACCAAATCATCATGATTGTTCCTGCCACCTTTATTGCCTGTTTTACCTTTTGAATCCTCTATAAACAATTGCATTTGCTGTAATGTCTCTTGACTGTTAATTAATATGTATCCACGTTCAAAGTTCTCTTTTAAATCGCTAATCATAATACTTTTGGTGACCTCAGTAGTGAGCCATCCTAGTATCAATTTGCGTTTACCTCTATTATCAAAAGTCTTATGCTTATATAAATTCATATATTGATAATCTTCACGTAATCTCTGGATAACTGGCAATCCATAACTATTCTTTTCGATTGCCAAATAAGCGTAATTATACAGTCTGCCTACTATATTCAGGAACTCGGCAAACTCATAAACGCTGATTTTATTATTATGAAAACTTAACACCTCTACACCTTCAGCATCCATTAAGGTCAATGTAGATGAATCACCGCCTGAACCACTTGATACATCTGAACCACCATAGAATTTTACATTATGCTTAGGTAAATGGTAGACACTCAAACCTTTTCCCAACCATTTATGTAATGTCTGCGGTAAACCTTTTTTCAATATTTCCTTATCAATAGGAGGGAAAAGGTTATTCAAGCGGTCAATTATTTTACCTTGATCAAATACATTCCTGCCACTTGTTTTAAACGCCTCAGTGTGTGTACTAGGATACTCTGTTTGAAAGTCCACTGTTGACATACTGGTTAGTTTCCACTGTCTCCAGCACAACATGGCGTAGGTTGCACCAGCTTTATGTAGTCGCTTATCTTCATCAGTTGTTAGATCACTCTTATTCATTAATTGACCACGATTAATAGACTTGTACCATCCAACCGCATCATTAATCTCAGTTTTAAATTGAGTTTTATGTGCGTCACTAATCCAACCGTAAAAGTATGCTTTAAAATTTGTATTACCTTTAAATGATTTATTGAACACCTCATAAAAATAATTACTTGTACCGTTGGCTGTACTTTCGATTACAATTTTACTGTCAGGATTTTTGGCTAGTGCTTGGGTAACACTTGTTAATAACTTAGCCTGATCAATCTCATAAAAAGCATACTCACTAAGTAATATGTATTGGTATGTAGATCCACGTCCAATGTGCTCGGCTGGTGGTGAAATCTGTATACGGCTGCCGTTAGATAGTAGCAATTCATCTTTGTTATCACGAACAGTTACAGGGAAGGTATATATATCCCTTGGTAGATTATCATTCATCAATTTTAAACGTTCAAACAACGTTGATACTTGCTTTCTATCTAACGAGACGATCATGTAACTACTGTTAGGACGATTAACCGCATTCCACAGACATATAGCAAGGGATACTGTAGAAAATCCAATTTGACGGCTTTTGAGGATTATATTGAACTTTCCCATAGATTCAACAAAATCTGCCTGCTCCTTGTTAAATTTAAAGGGAATCAATTCACCAAAGTTGTCAAGAATCTTCACAAAGTCAGTACAGAAGAGGGGGAAGTTACCCATAATCTCATTGAATCGTTCCTGTTTGATATCCTTTGTTTTCTTAATAGTTTTTTTGTTGCTTGTAAGTGGTTTAACCTTTAATGCCATTTCATTTCCTTCCTTTCACTTTTAACGCAAAAAAAGAGGAATCCTATAAATAAGGAATCCTCTGAAAATAGTTACTATTTGATTATCTACTCACCTTGAAAATACTTTTGCGCTTCTCTGTAATGCTCATTGATTTCCTTTTGCAATTTCAACATTAATTCAACATCTTTAGGTTGTGGATCATTGTTAACTCGTTCCTTGACCTTTATGTATATCTCTTCCAAGTCCTTACCTTGATTCATCTGAAGCACAAGGGAGGTTATATGCTTAAACTGTTCGCTATTTTCCCATTCCCTAAAACTATCTAGACTTTTAACCTTCATTTTCAACAGTAGTTCTTCTTCATTCGCTGGAACCTTATCCAATTGTCTCCAAAGATTGAAACGCCATTTCACATAAACTTTTCGCTTAATGCTCAGGCTCCGTATTACATCATATATACTTACATTTTCCATTTGCTATTCACTCCAGTTTAAAATAAGGGACAATAGAGATAATTCCAACTATTCCAATGTGTTACTACAAAAGATGTACGAAATCACTCATAATACATTATTTATTATTATATACGCACTTATGACCTATTCTCTTGAACCTAATCCCTTGATTTATAAGGTACTAGGTAGTATAAGGCGCAAATCGATAATTTTATTGTAAATTTATGTATTTTTATCTTATTAAAGCTTCATATTGTCGCCTAGGTAATAACTTTTTTAAATCTTTATTTGTGAAATAGAATGTCATACATAAATCGAAACTATTCAACTTATCCGTAGTAAATAAGTTATCACTTCGTTCTGAATTCGGAACTAAGTCTTCAATACTTATTCTATATAAATTGGGCAACTTCTTAGCCAATCCACCTATTTTAGGAATTCTGTTCCGTTCAACAATCTCAATAACACCAAGTTTCTCCAGTTTATTGGCTTGTTGCTTAACTGCTTGGTCGTATAGTCCCGTTGCTTCCTGTATCATCGTATAAGGCATAAAAAACACACCTTTACCGTCTGCGTGGCGTTTACTATGTATTAACATTGCATATGTAATTAATTTCTGGTTCTTCTCTGGACACTTTTCAATAATCCATTTCATTTCATCGTATGAAACTGTTAAATCTCTGTTACTGGCTGCTAAATTATAATTTTTCTCATACATATTTTTAACTGTAGCGTCAATTTCTTTGTAACATTCATTAAGTGGAGTTGAATATAAATTTGTATCCTGTCTCTCCATCCAGTTATATAATTCCAATTTACATTGTTCCTGATCAAATCCTTGATATTTTAAGTATAAACCAACCAAAAACATAGAATTATTACGGCTACCTTGCGCTTTTAGCCCGTTTAAAAACAAATTTTTTGCATGGTCAATTGAATAGTCCTCAGACTGATAATAACTAGGTAACGGTTTATGTGAACTAATAGCATTTTCTAGTTTAGGAATTTCCCTTTTAGCATTTTTGATTTCTATTTCAGCGGCTCCAATTAAATCTATAATCAATGTTTTACTCGTTTTCTTGATAGTGAACAGATATTCTTCTGATTCATTTTTATCCATAACCGCTAATCCAGTTTCAATCAAACAGAATCCGCAATAATTACCCGTTTTCTGATGAATACCTAAAGGAATCTTCACACCTTGTTTATCTGTTGGACGAAATTCAACTTCTCCATCAATAAAATGTTGCCTTATATCAGCTTCATCTAAGACAGAATCAAATAATTTTCTTGCGTGGGAAATTTGAATAGGTTCATCAGAAAATAATTCAATATGATATCCTTTGCCGCCACTAGAACTAATGTAATGATCATGTAATCCTAAATTGTTTAAAGTGTTACATACTGCGTAAGTCATCCATTTGGCTAGTTCAGGATTATTTCCAAAATCAACATCAAAAGTTATGAACTTAGTAAAAACCTTACCTCCAAATGTGCCAATTGTATGTTTCCCATCTAGATGATTTTGATATTGCCAAGGTTGAATATACTTTGTCTTCCTGCCGTTTCTAACTTCACCTTTTATGTATGTTCGGTATCCAATTGGTTCAGGATATTGGATTAAATAATGCCCCCATTGTATAAGATATAAGTCGTCTAGTTTTTCCTTGATTTTCGGTTTATCCAATTAAGGTTTATCCTTCCTATTCATTTTTCTTGTATTCGTTTATTGCGCTTGTTAATTCTTGCGTTTGCAGAAATAAATGAAATATTCGGTTAGTTTTAATGTGTCTTGCTTTTGTGATGAAACTAATGTCCTTCGTGAACCGTAGATATTTTGCTAGTTGCTCATTGTAGCAGTAAAATAATCCCACTTTCCTATTCCCTCCATTTCCTGAAAAATCACCCTACACATTAAGTCTATTTTTCAACCTTCTGTTTGTAAGGAGAATGACACAAAAAAGGAACAAGCCCAATCGACCTGTTCCAGTGCTGTTTTATATGTGAGCGTTTTGCAGTAATCTGAGGCCTTGAGCCGTAAGGATTTTCGGACATAAAAAAGGGACTTCACCCCAACTTGGAGAAGTTTTCAAGTGACCAAACCCAAAAACCTCAAGGATGGAGGAAGTCACTTTGTATATTCTCCAAGAATGTCTGTTTTCCTTCGAAGAACTTTTAAAAATTCAACCCAAGGAGAGATTGCCGATCTTCTTCAGTTCTCTCGATCTGAGACCGTATGCCAAGGAACTGAGAAGCCGTTCACCCCGAGGCGCTGAGGGATACTGCAGACAAGGTATTCTACGAGCACTCTTGGCTGCGCCGCTTGAAGGAATAAGTACCTTTTCAGGGTTGCATAAGCGTTTGGATACGGATCTCCGGTTTCGTTATCAGTGTGGTCTTCCGCTGGATCGAGAAGCTCCTTCCATATCCACATTAAGCCGAGTTTTCTCAGAACTGACGAGAAAGGACTTGGCAAAACGGCTTTTTGAGGATTTGGTCACACGCTGTCAGCAGGAAGGTATCATAGAAGGCAGTAACGTCGCCATAGACAGCGCCGCTCTCCGCGCTTACGAGAAAAAGCAGCCCAAACGCAAAAGCGAGCAAACGGGTAATGCGAACTGGGGCGCAAAAATTGATTCCTTCGGCAATAAAATCACATGGTTTGGTTACAAAATTCATCTGGCGGTCGATACGAAAAGTGAATTGCCGATCGCCTTGGAAGTAACGCCGGCGCATGTCAATGATGGAGAAATGGCGCCGGGCCTGATCGAGAAAACAGCGTCCAGGACGAGCACACGATTTTTCATACTCGATGCGGGCTACGACCAAATGAAAGTTTATGAGGCCGCCCGCAACGTCAAGGCACAAGCCATCATTCCCCTTAATCTGCGGGGGGAGAAGGAACCGCCTGCTGGCATGACCTCGAACGGAACACCGTGCTGTTCCATGGGTTATGCGATGACATACTGGGGAGTTGACGGCGATATGCATAAATTTCGCTGCCCGCATGCCACGGGTAAAGTCGACTGTCCGCTTGGCATGGCTGCCTGCTCGTCTTCAAACTATGGAATGGTCGTCAAAGTAAATGCGAAGGATGATCTCCGGCGATACAGCATCCCTCATCGGGATACAAAGCGTTGGAAGGAACTTTACAATGAACGAACCAGCGTAGAACGCTGCAACTCCCGATTGAAAACCTATTTGACGGCAGACGCCGCACATGTCCGGGGCATTCAGAAAGTCACAACTCACCAGTATTTGAATGCCATTGTTCTGCTTGCATCTGCGCTCGCCGTTTCTCATCATTCAAAACGGGCTGCCGCTTAAAAAACGAGCTGTTCTAAAATTCTGCAAGTCTGCCCTTTTCTTCACCCATATAATACCATTTTCGAAAATTACCCCTTAACGACAGTGAATATGCTATCGCTTCTTCTCTGAAACGGAATTATGCAAAACACTCATGTAGTTTAGTTATGTAAAATCGTAACCATTTGGAGCCGATACAGTTACCTTATTCGTACCAACAACATTTATATCTTTACCTTCGATAGTTACAGTACCATTATCATGGGCTTTAATAGTGATTCCCATATCATCTAACTTAACCTCACGAATTGCCCCTGTATTACTCCTGTGATATGTAATATTGAGATTATCTGGTTCTTTTTTGATAAAAGCTTTTGCAGACTCGGAAGTTTTACCGTCACCTCTGCCTAACTGCATTACTGGATAAGAGTCAACTCCCTGACCTTCGAGATAGAGTTTAAACTTTTCAACTGGTTCATATGTAAGATTATAAAATGGATATGATGTTGTCTCAGTGGTCAATTGTGATTTAGCAGCATCAACCCAATACAAAAGATTACCATTACCATCCTTTGCGTGTTGACGGTCTGTAATCGTACCTGTAACGAGTTTAAAATAATTATCACGTGCGTAGACATAATCAACACTGTCACCAATAGAATCCGATTTATCCAACGTTTTCAATGCATTAACAGTAAGGTTATTTATAAATCCATCTTCAGCAGTTAGCGTTCCTGCTTGAATAAATTGAGCGTCAAGGGCTCCAACGCCAACTATATCCCAATTATTCATATAAAATTTTCGAGTTGTGGAATCCAATAAAGCGGTATTGTTTCCGTCTGTAACTTTAACCTTTTTAAATTTTGCTTGTCCAGACATATCGGCATGTGTTCTTAATTTGCGTAATTTCTTTTTGTCTTGAATCCTATACTCAAATTTGTTGATTTTAATATGATACTTGTCAGTTGCATCTAATTGATACAGTATACATTTTCCGCCTACTTTTTCATCAACAACATGGTTATAAGCTCCTAGTATGGCTTGGTGAGGGCGAACACTTAGCTTGAATTGTTGATATATATAATCTATAGCGTCATCGCTATTTGCTCCTGCTGCCCCTAGATCATTATTTCTGATTATGTCTGGTAGAGTTTCAAAATTAAGCAAATTGCTAATTGTGTACATGACATACCTACCATTGTTATCAACTGTTAGTACGTAAACGCCAATTTCACCTTTATATTTGTCATATGCGTCCTTGGTGATTTTTTTAATATCGGAAAGTTGCTGATTACTAAATTCAATTTCCTCAAAAATTTGCTCAACTGCTGGTAAGTATCCCATACCAAAAACAATCTTATCACCAAAGACTCTGGCTTTCTCGCAGTTGTCATGTATGTGATAACTAAGACCATTTTTTTCGGTGGATACTCTTGTATCACTGTAAATCCACGCTTTACCTTCATATCCTAGATAAACGATCATGCTCATATAGTCACCTTAAGATACTCAATTTGATCTGCTTTAAAACTAACAGGTTCCTTTGTGTCAAAGTTAAAATTTAACTCATATCCCTTAGATAATCCGTCAATTACTTGTTGTACCTGTTCGCTTGTGTACTCTGCCCATCCATTTGCCTGAGTTCCATCAGTAAATTTAAATGATAGTTTCATTTTATTATTATCTCCTTTAATTTCTATTTTTTAGTATTATCATGTGTCAAAATATAATTACAGTAACTTGCATAATGATCACTTGTTAGTGTGTTTCTTCCGTTTTCGTGAGCGCAAACATATGAGATTGATCTATCAATATGCTTTGCAATTTCTGTTAGTGTGAGTTTTCTAGAAATGCGTTCAAGTCTCCATTTAGTCCTATCGTCCATTATATAAACACTCCTTTAGTTCCAGTTCAAAATTGAAGATAAAAAAGAGAGTAGGAACCCCTACCCTCTGGTTATGTATTAGGCAATTGCAAACGATGCGGCAGCTTTACTATTAAGTAGCTTCAATCCGAATTGAGTTTCTAAGTAAACTGATTGTTTAGAACCGCTAACTGGTTCTACTTGTCCGTGAAATGGAATCAAGATACCCAACTCTAAATATTCAGGATTAACTACAAACAGTTTATTTGTGATTTTCTCTGTTAATACGAACCGAACACGACCAAATGGGGAAACATACTCCTCCACATCAACACCTGCTAGGCTGTCTTTAGCAAAATACTGGAAGTTTTTGAAGTCATTAAGTTTAAGTTTCATTTGTGCTGGTAAATAGCAAAGCATATTATCACCGCTACCAGCGTTATACATCTTCTCGATAGTTTCAAGAAACTTTGTTTCCGTGAATGTTGCATTTGTCACCTGGTTAGCCGTATTAATTTGTTCGAGAATTCCATCTGTCTTATATGTTTTCGTTGCAGATTCAAACCCTTTAACCCCATTGATTAACCTGTCTTCAATAGCTAACTTGATAGCCTTAGTTTTATTTGCAATATCCTTTGCCAAAAGATCACCAATACCAACCGCCGAACTGTGTTGTGCCGTATTTGATACTGCCGCAGTAACCCCAATCAATTCGCAAAAATTTGACATAGGTTCGAGTGAGTCATCAACACGGTCTGGTGCGTCTGCTGATTCTGCTAAAGTTACGGCTGCCGCCTCATTAATAGCTTCTTCAATCCAATTCATAGTTGGTGACGTTGCTTTTACAGTCTTATTTAGTAAAAGTGTAGTAAAAGGGGTTTTAACTGGTGTTGTTTGGATGAGAACATCCTTCATATCAATGTTTTGACCTGGAACAAAATTATCAGTTGTAAAAGTATTCATTATTTCAACATCTCCTAAAATTTGTATTATTTAAACAAAGCCTTGATCATACCAAGAGTATCCCCTTTAGCTGCTGACCGTTCGTATGCACTCGTTTGTTTGTGATTATCTGGTACGAATGACTTATTTACTGTCCGTGCTTCCAAAACTGTAGAAAGGTTATCAATTTTACTTTGCATTTCACTTTCATCATCAGCACTAACATAGTCAATAAAGTCAATTAGGTTTGCCTTTTCCAATGCAGACACAAGTCTTTGATGATTCAACTCAGCCTGTAGTTGTTTAATCATCTTTTCCTGTTCGCTTTCTTCTTTGGGCTGAAACTTGAGCAATTCATCCCGTTCAGCAATCACTGGGGCTAATTGTTCTGATTCCCAAGTCGCCTTTTCATCAGCAATAATTTGATTGATATGAGTTTGTTGTTCTTCTGTAAATTCCAT